CGTGACTATGTGGGTATTGTGCAGAATTCAGATCAGAATTTCATCCACATGTATGTGATAGAGAGCTCCTGGAATTCAGAGCTCAAGGTGGAATTTATCACTTGTGGGGAATTATATTGGTGGGGCAGTAACCGGCAGATTCCCATTAATGTGTTCCTGGGAGCCAGATTCCGCCCTTATGGTGTGTTTTTAAAAAGCTTCAGCATGAAGGAAGCGCAGATTGTGCAGGGGCCCATGCCCAGCCTGGACACACTCATCAACAAACGCAGCAAGAAGAGAACTGTGCAGCTGGTTAAGGCTGCACCTGCTGCATAGCATATCTCACACCAGCTGAGTGTCTGTCAGCCATGCGATGAGCATGAATGTCTTCTCGTAGAGCTGTCTTGCCTTCTGAGGTCAGCATGTTGTATGTGACCTTGTAGGCCAGCTCACCTTCCCCAAAGTACACACAATAGTTCACATGATCATGCACAATCACAGTGTATGCTGAGGTGACTGACGCACCACCCATACCACCATAACCCAGAGCAGTGCTGCCCCAGGTTTGAGGGAACATGATGACCTCCACATCATCTTCGTGTGGTCTGCGAGATTCCACACGTTTGGCTTCTGTTCGAGTGCGAATGGCATCTGCTTGCTGTGTCTTGCTCAGCTTGTGCCAAGAGTTCCAGTCACGGGTTTCATATGTGATGTTGGGTAAATCCATGTGCAGGGACCTGGCCAGCGCATTGTGAATGGCCATAAGAGCATTTCCCAATCTCATGGGTTCTCAATCTCACTCACAGTCACACGCACCTGGATGGAGCCATCCTTGCGCACTTTCAGCTTGCGAGGTTTGTTGCTCTGAACCCATTCCTTCTCCTGCTCAGGAGACCATTTACTCCACATTTCTGTGTGGCTCCAGGCCCAGCTAGTAGCATCCATTAAATCAGACATTTTGAGACTGGCATCCAGGCCTCTATCAGAATGCCAAACTTTGAGTTCAAAGGGACTCGCCAGATCACACAGTCCTTGCATGGTGATTCTGAGCTGATCCTGCGTGATCTTGGGTGCTCGGAACCAGTAGTAATTCTGATTGACCCGTGTGTGATTCTCCCTCCAGTCAAACTCATGATTCTCCAGCACAGTCACCTTGGGTTGATCTGGCAGCTCATAAGCGTATGTGTGACCAAACATGGATTCAGAATGTTTAAATCGTAGCTGTTTGCGCATGATTCACCTTTTGTATGTGTGTTCAGATTAACAGATTATATCACAATGTCAACTGTTCAATTAACAGGTTGAGCTGCACCACAATGGTCCAAGCCAAAGAAATGGAGTGAGACTTTTTGAAGGTGTAGCCATGTGCATCTGGCTGCCAAATTTCAGGCTGAATGGCAGCAAATCCCTGTTGTGCACAACGATGGACCAAATATCGTTTACCTGGCCTGATGAGTGCCAACACACATGCCAAATCTTGCACACATTGTGGTTTCAGTTTTTGAACAAGATCATAATGATTGGCGATGTGAGCCAGTTGAGACACCACTTCTGCATGTTGCAGCAGATCCCACATGGGTGGAGTGTTCATGAGCTGTTGCAGATGGTTCTCATCCCTCACCTGATCATAAATGCTGTTGTTGAGCACATCAATCTTATAACAACCCATGTTTTCTGCCTGTGTGTATGTGACAGAGCAGTGTGTGTTGAAGGGGTTCACAGGCACCTGATGAAAGTAGACACCTGTGTTGTGTTTGATGATTTCACCCTGTCTGTTGATCACAGCACACACATGAGGCACATGTTGCAAGAGCGCATGACGATCACTAGTGTCTATGTCAATATCGCCCAAATTAATCTGCGGCATGTGATCAACCCACCATCATGTTCTGAAGCTGTTGAATGGCTCTCTGCATTTGTTGTATGTGATTCTGCATGGAGATCTGTTTGTCTTTCAACTGTTGTATTTCCACAGCCTGTTGAGCACATGTTTGTGCAAGCTGTCTCACATGTTCAGGATTGGGCACACGCAGAATTTTGTTTTCCCATTTGAGTTCAATAACAGAAGGCAGCACTTGGGCTTGTAAACTCACAGCAGGGGATGCAGCCTGATTCAGAGGCATTGGTTCCATTTGAGCATATTGATCCAGCATGATTGTTGTTCCTTATAATCCAGCTTCTGCAAGTGTCATTTTAATACCATCCACATCTGCAGCCATGCGCAGGAATTTCACCTTCCAGTTGGTGATGGGAGCCAGTTGAGCAATCATCATGATCTGTTCAGGCGAGCATCTCACAAACAGTTGTTCTGCACTTGCACAATTATATAGCAGCCAGGGACTGATTCTGCCCTGTTGTATCCAGCTCACACACTGATGTGGATTCACATGTGCAAAGAACTCTGTGAAAGGCTTCTGTGTGTTTATATGCCATTCATGCAGCAATTTCAAACTTCTGCACAAAGCTTGTTCAGCAGGTTCTGTGATCAGCAACCATTTGAGAAACTCTGCATACTTGATCGCATCACACCAGGCATCCAGTTTCACTTGTGCTTTCAGCAGCCAGTTCACAAACTGTGAGATCTCCTGCACCAGTTGCTCTTCACACCAAGTGACAAATCGCACCAGCTGAGGCCACATCATGCTGTGTGAAAATTCCTGATACGTGGGAATCTGATTTCTGCGAGTGGGATTCAGTTGACACCACACATTCACATATATTTCAAATGCCTGTTGCACTCTGGGTGTTTGTCTGAGAGAATGTCTACGCTTGGGCTCACATGCATGTTCCACAAGAGTGCGCTCATGCACAAATGACTTTTTACAGAAGTCACATGTGTGTGGACGATTCAGATCAATCACTTTCTCGTTTTTGGAACTTTTGGATCTCATTACGGATATCCTTCTGACTGCGATCATCTGCACCACTATCCTGAATCAACTGTGTCCACTCCGCAAGTGGTTTGATGTGTTTGAGCATGTGCCTCTCATCTGGATTTGTGTGTGGCCAGTGAGTTGCAATAAATGCGTCCCATTTGGGCGTGGTGGTTTCCCGTTTGGCCATGGGAATCCAAGCATGATATTGTTTACGACCTGTGCCTGCCACACACAACAGTTTCCACAACAGTTCAGGATGTTTGCCCAAACTCCACATGCCCAGATTGACCAGATCATTTGTGGCCAAGATCTGATAATACTTGAGATCACTCTTATCTGATAAGGCACTCTGCCATCTCATGGTGATCAATGCTGTGAATGCCTTTTGTTCCTCTTCGGTCAAGTTGGAATAAAAGTCTTTCATGCCCCGGTCAGCAGCTTCCAGCACAGACTGCATATCCAGCTTGTATGTGCGTTTGGCTTCTGTTTTTTTCGCCATGTTCGTCATCCTCAGATACTGACATATGTTACATGTGAGATTTAGTTGTTTCAAGCTGAGACATTCTGTCTCATCATAAATACCCTGAAACGACCACAACAGTTGTGGTTTTATGGGGTTTGACCCGCCCCGTAGCACCTAGAACGTGCCAAGGAGACCAATTCAAATGGGAAGACCGTTAAACAAGAGATTCTTTGATCCAGTACCAGCCTCAAATGGAGAAGGTGTGGCCAGTGTGACTGTGAACAATGCTGACAGAGGCAACTATGCTGCCCTCACCACTGTGACATTTAGTGCACCTGAACTACCAGGCGGCACAACAGCCACGGGCAGTGTGATCATGGAATTGCGATCAGTAGCTATCAACAATGGTGGTGGCTCTTATACAGCAGGTGATGTGCTTGTGATTGGTGGCGGAGCAGTTGTGGGAGACACCACAGCAGGCACATACACTGCACAAGCTGAAATTGAAGTTGCTACAGTTAATGCTGGCACCGGAGAGATCCTAACATTTGAGGTACTGAGTGTCAGGGGAGCGTATTCTGCACTACCCAGTAAGGTAGCCGGAGGCAGCAACACCACAAACTTGAGCCTGGATGGTGGCACAGGCAACAATGCCAGAGTGGACATCACCTGGAGAGTGAAAGAAGTCACTGTCTCAGACGCAGGCGCTGGTTACGTGGCTGCTCCCACTGTGACATTCTCAGCTGGCACAGGTGGTGATACTGCAAGCGCAAGTGCTGTGGCGCTCACAACCACAGGCACCAACGTGATCCTGGCTCATGCCTGGGTGGTGGGTGGCAGTGAGGCACTGGATGCAGACATCATCAAGCAGACCAGCACAAATGAATATGTGATGGCCACAACTGAAGGTGAAAGCATTGTGACACTGGTTGCAGATGCCACACCCACAGAAGGTCAAGCTTACATCCAGGCCACAGATGCTAACGGCAGCACATACTTTGTCACCAAGCTGACTGCACATTTGGCAGTGCTGGAGCAATGGAGTGTGAACGGCTCATTTGTGTATGCTTCCGGAGAGGATGCGCCCTGGAGCTTTGACATCAGCACAGACGCAGAAGGTCAGGTTGTGCAGATTGAAAGTGCATAATTAACAGATCAGCCAAGGGAAGTGGTAAAACCCTGGCAGACTCAGTGACGCCCTCAAGCAAGCCCGAGCGAACTTGAGGGTGTCGCCTTGATTACCATTTCACATAAGCTGATCGAATACTTGCGCCACAGTTTGTGATATCCAAGGGCTGCATGAGTTCAGGCATATATGAGGAAGGTCCCTGTGTGAGTGTGACAGCATCCACATACATGCTGAACTTGCCCTCCTCACTTGTCACCAGCACCTGCGGAATCTCCAGCTCTTTGAGCAAATCCCCAAACTGCTGCACAAAGGCAGTGTCCACACCCAGCATGCTGATCTTGGCACGCCAATGTGGCTTGCGATCACGCCTGAGCCCGAGTAGTGTGTCCAGGCCTGTCATGTCATGTGGTGCATGTGCTGCACCAAACCCCACTGGCTTGTAGCCCAACAGGAGCAGATCCACACCTGTATCCCAACAGGCATCCAGCAGCTGAGCAGTTTCTGAAATGTCCACACTACCCACCACATGCTGGGCTGTGATCTGCACCCGGCGATCGCCCCAGCCACGCTGGCCATTCAGCACATGCTCAATCTTGGAGACCTTGTTGAGCTGATGTGCATCATGCACACTCACACCAATTGCACCCACTGTGTTCTGCACAGTGCGCACCAGGCCCACATTCTGCAACCAATCCACACCAAATGTGGTGAAGTTGGGCACAATACCTCGCTCATGAGCATACTGCAACACTTCTGCAAGATGTGGATAATGAGTGGGTTCACCGCCACCCAGAGCCACTTCAAACACCTGCATTTCAGCTAGTGCATCCAGAACATGCTTGATGTTATCCAGATCACCATGTTTGCCCTTGGGCGTGCTACCCTGATAGCAGTTGTGCACCAGCATGCCATTGGCCCAGTAATTATGATTGGGAGGGGTGCCAAAGTTATACACTTTGCCCTTATACTGGCTCTTCTTGATACTCTTGATCTTCACGGTTATCTCCTAGCCGGATCAATTATTCTATGGCATGGTACACAAACCACTCTACCAGTAATTTGTTCATGCTTCTTAATCACTAGTTGTGTTATAGCTTCCAGTTCAGCTTCAGTCAACAAGTTAATATCTACCCCATTTAGGCATTCTGCAAGGCACTCCTTGAATGATTGAGATTCATGATGCACTTCAAGCTTTGTGTCTTTAGCACCACATTCTTCACACTTGAACTGTGCCTTCTCTAAATGAGGGAAGGTCCACACAGGATACAGCCTGGTCCGGATGGTTTGGGTTCTCACTCTGTTACCCTTCCAGTTACCATGTGCAGGACCTTTGGGTAAACTTCTGCCCTTCAACTTTGATTGAACAACAGCCTTAACTTCAGGTCTCTTCATAGGATTATCATTAATCATGCGCTCTCTAGAGCGTTCACGCTGCTCTTCAGTCATAACTGGTCTATATGCAGTTCCTGCCCTGCGACCATTCTCTTGCATCTTCTGCCTATACTCAGGATCAGTCTCAAACCTCGTCTTGTTGGTTTGACTCACTCGTTCCGCTACTTCTGGGTCATGCATAGGATTGTGTTCGGTTAACCATTTACTCCTTAATAGAGAAGTCTCCTGCTTGCATTTGTCACAAACCTTATGTGGCTTTGTGGTGCCTGCTCGTGTAAGAGCTTTAATAAATGTGCCCATCACATCACCGCAGTTGGTGCAGACCAACTGCGCTTCAATAGTCTTGAAGTTTTTAGGCCTTTTAACAGTCTTGCATGTGCTACACAGGCTAGAGTTACGAGACCCCACATATGACTGCCCACAATGATTGCAAGCCTTTTCAGCTTGTCTTTTGGCGTAAGCTAGATTTCGAGCTTCAGTAGAGCATGCAGGGCTGCAATACCTACCGTTGGTCTTTTTGTCAAAGCTGTTTGAACAAATTCCGCAAGTGATTATCATAAATATGTGCTCCTGTATTTGCACATATTTATGATTATGACATCAACCAGCTTCTCTTATGTGCAGAATCTCATCATTTTCTTCACATAGGCTAGCTGGCACCCAACCCTTGGTCTTGACATAAATTTCATGTTCTGGTGTGATACAAACCTTCACACCATTTTCCATTTCAATCTCGTATAGGTCTCCTTCGTAATCTCTCTCATAAGTCTCAGCCACAGTTGCAGACTCAACAATTGATAGATCTGTGTTATACGAAAGGACCTCTTGGCCTTGAGAGATTTGTTCAATAGGCATAACCCCTGTTGGTGTGCTGATCATAGTTCCAGGCACAAGGCAGAATGCACATTTGTACAGGCAGTAGTCAGATAGCTTGATGTCCACTAATTCTGGCACCGTGCTCTTCACATATTCAGGCGCATCAGGCAGAAAGCTCACACGCATCTTGGCACCTGAATGTGGATTGAACATGCTCCAATAGTCATGATCTCTGCGCACAACATTGTCATGGCCCCAATTGAAGGCATCAGTGCGATGATCTGTGTAGCTGTTGGCTGGGGGGTCCTGACCATCAGAGTTGTCGTTGCCACCCAGGATGATCACATCATCACGCTTGACAAACTCATGCATGTGCTGCACCAGTTCAGGATGCTTGCGGAACATGGTGCCCAGGTTGCCCCACACACTCTGATGGTCCACACCGTAATCTGAAAAGTCATCAACTGAATATTCAGTTGATAGCAGACTGTTCACAGCATGCACAATCTCAGATTTCTCCATGTGTGCATCTTCCAGAGTCTGCATGAGCTGGGTCACAAAGTAGGCACTCTTGCTGTCTGGATCAGCTAGTGTGAACTGTTCCCAATTGTAGCTGAAACGGTTGTATTCATCTGTGAATTCTCGTTGACCACGTGGGATCATCACAATGGAATGGCTGCTGCTGGAGTTGGTGGCGAAACCCACCCGCAGATTGTGAACTTTCATTAAGGATCATCCTGTTATGTGACCACATGATAACAGGTAGACGCATTATGTCAAACTAATTGTCTGATATCCAGTACATCCAGATTCTTTCCCACATCTTTTATGAAGTAAACACATGCAGGATTGGGCTTCTGTTCCACAGGCACAGCCAGAAAGTGCCCCACTTTGAGTTTGGGGAAACACCATTTGACATCTGCAAACACATTCACAATTTCCACATCAAAAAAGTCAGGCATGAAGCCTCCAATGGGATTGAATGCAAATGCTTGAAACTGTTTGTCCATGATGTCCACCAAGCGACACACTTCTAAATCACCTGCATGTTTGTCACCCACCACCACATGCCAATCCAAGGGCATCTGTATGTTGTGACGGCCCACTTTCAAATCTGCACATGGCGAATGAAATATGTCCAGGAACACCAGGGGTGGCCAATAATAGTCTATGTGATCTTTGTCTGAATAATCCAACACACAATAGCGCAAGTCATCCACTTTGTCAGGCATGGTGTTCAAATTGAAGGCCTGGTTGTCCACTGTTAATATTCGCATCCAAATATTTAGAGTGGTCGTGCCAGACTCACAAAATTATCTTACGAACCTCAAAGGGATATTCAGCATTCTTGTAGAACTGTTTACGTTTGAGTAGATGGTTATTTGAGAACTTCATCTTACTACAAACATCTATCACCATGACTCTGTCTTTGTCATCCGCCATTCTCAAACCTCTACCAATACTCTGGATGGTTCGCACAAATGATTTCCCAGCTTCCACCAACACCAGATTGAAGATTCTGTTGATTGAAATGCCTGTGCTGGTGGTGCCATATGTGGCAATCATGATCCGGTTGTCAGCAAAGTTGATGTCTTTGTAGTGGGCACGACGATCTGCGCTCTTCATTTCACCACTAATGAACACAGCACCGGAAATCTGGTTATACAGCTTCTGACCAGTTTCAATGCGATCCACCAACACCAGTGTGTTACCGGATTCACCCAGCTTTTCAATCTCTTCTGCCAACCACTTCAATCTCATGTCATTTGTGACAAGGTATTTGAGCTCATCCTGATAGTTGGCATATTGAGCTGATTCCTGAGTCTGCCACACATGCACATCACACTTGGCCAACACCCCCTTGTCTTGCAGCTCTTTGGCAGTCAGCTTGCCAATCTCAGGACCTATAGCTGAGAACAGCCCCATCTGTTTGAAGTCTTCTTCAGGAATGGTGCCTGTGAGTCCCCACCTGATGGGTATGTGTTTGAACACAGTGGTCAACAGCTTGTGTAGTACATTAGTGTCCTTTACTGCGTGACACTCGTCCACTATGATGGCCACCAGACCTTTCATGAACTTCTCCATCTGATCAGCATCCAGGAAGTCTTTGTGCTTCTTGTCCAGCACACTCAGACTCTGCCAGGTGCAGATGGTGTGGGTGCATTCATATTCTTTGCGATCACCAAACAGCACACCCACATCCAGACCCAGGTTGCGATAATCTTCCTCAGTCTGTTGCACCAGGTTCTTGTTGGGCACAATCACAATGGTGCGTCCGTAAGGTTGCACCATCTTGCTGAGTGTGGCAGTCACCAAAGTCTTGCCCGCACTAGTTGGGAGCACCTGCACACCTTGCAGGTTTTGCAAACAACAGTTGATGGCATCTGCCTGATAGTCTCTCAGTTCAATTGGTTGACCTGCGAAACGATGCCCATGAGGCCAAGTCTGATCACTCAGATATGATTCATCCACAGTGTCAAATTCAAACTTGTGATACGCTCGCTGATCCTGAATGTCAATTTCATAGTTATGAGCCTGCAGGATGGGGATCAGACGGTCCAGACAGTTCAAATAGGTCTTACCAGCCATGGTCATGAAGCTTGTGCAACCATCCCATCGCCCCATCTTGAAAGCTCGAGAATATCTAGCTGATGGCAGAAAGAACTGAACTGCTTTAATCATGGCTCGCTTGACTGGCAGATCCACATCCTTGATGGTGATGTTAACTTCATCTTCAATAATAATCTTGGCTACATTGTCCATGTGATTCCAGCTCTTGTGATTGTGCGACTGTTCATGTTAGTAGTTATTGCACAACTTCTCAACACATGAACCAAATGAAAAACCCAGCATTGCTGCTGGGTTTTTGTCACACCGTGTGGCCCGAGTATCCTGCGATGGTATGCCACCAATTAATTCCAGTCTTGCACCACCACAAATGCTGCTGGATTCAGCCCGTTGCCTTGGCTCAGTTGGTGTGATTAGACTGATCAGATCATCACACTGTGATGATCTGATCAAAGCCTTCTGCCTCAGTGGGAGGCTCTAGCTGGCTCTTCATGCCCGCAATAACATTGGCAGGAATGGTCTTACCCACACGACTGGCCAAACGACGTGCATGTTCTGCGCGGTCAGGAGTGCGGAACATCACAGCCACCCGCTCATATGAATCAGGCACCATGGCAAGCTTTTTGGCACGTGCAGCAGCCACCACATTGGTCTGATCCCAGATGAGATCTGCACCCTGACTGACAGCATCTGCCAGCATCTGATACATCTCTGTAGTGGCGCTCTTGATCTCCTTGCGGAACACCTGATCATAAGTCTTGCCCTGTGCAGCAGCCCTGCGCTCAATAATGGCATCAGTGCTCAGGATCACAGTGCGGTTCCAGTCAAAGGGCTGTTGAGCCAGCCAAGTGCTCTTGCCTGCACCAGGTACTCCGATCAGCATGTATAGCTTGGGCATCACTTGACCTCCACACACATGGTGAGAATCCTACGGGCACCAAGATTCACCTGCACCTGTTGAATCTGAGTGGCCTGAGCCAGACAGTTATCACGTGAGCTAAAACCACTCACATGTTCCATGGAACTGTTACCAGCAGCATTAGCCAACAGCATGATCACCAAGGTCCATGTGCTCATGGGGTAAGCTCCAGGCAGCGAATGCGTGGGTTGGGCACCAGCACAGGTGTCTCAATCTGACTGAGTGCTTCAGGAATGGCTGCCCTACAGCTGGCCAAACTCTGGAATCCAGTCACAGTGGCAGGACCGCCATTGCCGCCACCCATCCAGATCAGCATCACAATGATCTTGGTCACTGGGCAGCCTCACAGTTGAACACATACTGCACAGGCACCTGTGCACGCACATTCACGCGATTGATCTCTGCAATGGTGATAATCTCAGCCATGCAGTCAGGCCCAGTGGCTGCGAGACGCAGGGTGGTGGGCTGTAGCACACCAGCAATCACAACACTCACCACCAAAATCATATTCATGTGTGTTCTCCTTGTGTCACATACATTAACGTGGTTCACACCTTGCGTCAAGCTCTTCTGGAGTAAACTGCCCGCCCATGCGGTCCGGTTGGGTGCTCCAGCTGGCATCACGCAGCTTGCGTTCAGCCTCCATCAGTCGCCGTTCCAGCTTGCGCAGTGGTTCATACACATGACGTAGCAGTTGATCTTCCTGCTCACTGTGCTCAGGCGGTTCACCAAACCAATTGTTCAGGATGCGGTCAACTTCATAATCCATCAGTTCTTACCTTCTCGCAACAGCCTCAAACACAAGTTTCTGTTGTCCAGCCACTGTGCCAATTCCTGTGGTGACATGTGTGCCTCTTCCGCACGCTGAATCACATCAGCTGCCACCCTATCCAGACTGGTGCACCGCTGCAGGTATGGCTGTGCACTGGCCTCATGTAGCTCTGCCCTGCGCAGCAAGCGAGCCGCAATCTCAGCACTGGAACGGTTGCGAAGCAGATCATATGTGTGCTCTGCAGTCTGAGCAGGCTGCTTGTTGCTCTTGAACATGGCCTTGATCAGGGTGAGCATGCTCAGCGCCCCGCATTCTTGCACAGAGTGCGGCGGGCCACTGCCTGCCAGTTACGCGGCATGGCGCGGCGCAGGGCAGCAGCCTTGCGCACAGTGCGCAGGTCCATGCCGTTCAGCTTGGGGATGTTCTCCAGCAGCCAGTTCATGATCTCTGCAACCTGACCCTTGCTGAGTTCATATTCCTCCAGCATGGGGGTGTTTTCTACCACGTTGCGGATATGCAGGATCTTCTCACGCATGCTGTCGATTTTCACATCCACGTAGTGGACTCGCGATACGATAGCTTCAAAGTGAGGAGCCAGCTTGGCGCTGCGGGGACGATCCAGCTTCTCGTTGGTGAGGAAGATCACACCACCCTGGAATTCAAAGCTGGTGGGCACACCCTCCTTCTCCAGCACGTTGCTGGCAGTGCCCCAGTGGATGCGGCGAGTCTTCTTGGTGTCCAGGGCGGCCTTGAGAATGCCCAGAGCCTCCAGGTCCTCCAGCACATCGCAGTCATCCAGCACCAGCACGCTGCCCCGGTCAGCCATGCGGTAGAGCGCAGTGTAGAGCATGATGGGGCTGATGTGGCCGCTGATCACTTCATAGCTGGGTTCCAGGCCCTGCAGACGAGCAGGCACACCCAGCGTTTCATCCAGGGTGCTGTTTACAGTGTGGCTCTTACCAATGCCAGCCGGCCCGCTGATCACCATGCCCTTGACCACACCGCTGATCACAGCCTCAGTCATCTCAGCGATGATCTCAAAAGTCTCCTTGAGCTCTGCAGCAATCTCTTCGTCCGACCGCTCAGGCTCAGCCTCTTCAGTGGGTGCCACAGCCTGCTTGCCCGTGGCAGCATCAATCAGCTCAAAATCCGTGGGACGAGCCAGGTAGATGCGGTTCTTGCCCTGGCGCAGGTCTGCATGACCGTCACCATCCACAGTGATGTAGGTGCCCAGGTTGGGCTCACGAGCCAGCTGACCCAGCAGACGGAACACACGGTTCTCGATCCGGACGCCACCCTTGGTGGTGCCTGCAATAACACGGGCGTAAGCGTTGTTGAGTTCCATGTGGTGTGCTCCGTTCTCTCTATGTGGCCAATATAACACAGGATAGCTGGACTGTCAACACTATTCTTTGTTACGTGGCGATATTTTTGCGTGCCAGAGCAATCAGCTCAAGCACAGCCACAGGCGTGAGCATGGCGTTGAGTGTGCGGGCTCCATCAGCTCGCACGCTGGGATAGTCATCAATCATGCAGTCCTCAGCAGCCGTCTGCAACCGGTTGAGCCAGTTGGTATCCAGTTGGGTGGTCTGCATGTGGTGTGCTCCGTTGTGTTTATGCATGCACTATAACATGGGATCGCAGGGCTGTCTACCCAAAAAGGTGTGTTCAAGCCATTGATATTGTTGGGATCATGTTGATAATTTGTAAATTATAGCATGTGTTTGTGCACTGTCAACTGTTATTTTTCAATTGAATATCAAGCACTTAAAAAACTTCATGATCAACCTTTTTTTGGTTGACTGGCTGAGAGATCATGCTATACTGGCCACACACAGCAGGTACACACTGGATCACCCAGCTCAACCTGGATAATGTGCCCATGGACTCCCAGGACCAGATAGTTGTTGACTGCCTGACCAATCATGCTATAATGCACACACAAACAAAGGAACACACGATGATCAAGCTCAAGCTCATGCTGGACTCCATGATGGAAGTCATGCGCAACCCTCACACAGCCACCTGGATCTGGTTTGCGCTCACTGTCACCAACGGATTCCTCACCATTCTCAACCTGATCTCAGGCAACAGTGTGTTTATTGTGCTGTTGGGCGCTCTGACCACTGCGGTGGGCTGGCGAGCAGCCCTGCGTGCTGGTGCTCAGCGCGACGCGCAGGCCTGAACTCAAACACCTCTCTCAACTGCACACACAAGGAGATCAATCATGAACACCACCACTGCTGTGGAACGTCTGCGCATGCTGCTGCTGATCCTGGACATGGGCGGCCGAGTGAATGATCAGCAACTGCTGGAGGCTGAAGCAGCCGCTCAGGCTGAGCAAGCGATTGCAGCCCAGTAGTTGATCAACATAATTTGTTTTGACCCATAACAGGAGATCCATGCATGTTTGACACAGTGCGGCGCTGGCTCAATCCACTGCCACAGGATGATGCCGCAACTGTGCAAGCCAAGCTGCACACTCGCTGCAATGCAGAGATTGTTGCACGCCTGCTGCGCAGGGCAGAGATCCATGAACAACAGGGAGGATACCCTGCGCGGTGTTCTCCGCTGGATCGTGAGGCTGCCCAGCGAATCATTCAGCTGGAGCGCAGCCTGGCTCTGGCTCAGGGAGCCAGTGCCAGCAATGTGCAGGATCAGGTTGACCGCATGCTCAACATTCTTCGCAGCTGAAAACAAGGACCACAATATGTCCCCCTCCATTGATCGTGAACAACTGCGACAGCTGGCACTGGCTGCCACTCCTGGGCCCTGGGAGGCTGATCAAGCCCAACCCTGGACAAGTGGTATGGGCCCATTTGATGACTGGGGTGCCTCTGTGACTGTGAATGGCACAGTGGTCATCCAGGGTGGAGCACAGGATGAACAGGGTGGTGCTGTGGGCGTGTTGCTAAATGAGGATGCCGAGTATATTGCGGCTGCAAATCCGCAGGTGATGCTCACACTGCTCACAGAACTGGATCAATGTGATCAGGCTCTGGCAGTCGCTGAGCAGCTGAATAAAAACCAGCTGACAGAAATGGCTGAACTGATCAATCAGCTTGATCAAGCTGTGGCGGAAGCGTCGCGCCTGAGGCAGGCACTCAAGGATCTAGTCCACATCATCATGACAGGCACCATCATCAGTTTGGATGGCGTCGCAGTTTATACTATTCGTCATGACAGTGCCACACTCAAGATTGCACACAACATTGTGCTGGAGTCACAGTCATGAACAACTGGCCTGATCCCACACAGCCTGGTGTGCCCTTGAATGCTGATCAGAATGGTGCACACATGATCACACATGTGGGAGATGCACCCATCATCCGGGGTCCCTGGACACTGTTGTGGTGTGCACCTGAACGGCTGTGGACAGACCTGTATGGCAACCGTGATCCAGCTGATCGGCTGGCACAGTTTGTGTATGTGGGGCCCTGTGTGACACCTGATCTGCACACTGCACAACTGGCTGAGGCAGCTCACACAGGCTACCAGGATGCTGTGGATCGGATCCTGGCTGAGGTTGAACTGGATCGTAGGGCCAATGGAAGGTTTGCAGATCACCAGGGTAATCAACGTCTGCTTGAGATGGCGCAAACACTGCGATCCCTACGCAAGCGCACTGACTGAAATAAACAGTTGACACCCTGTGTGATCATGCTATAATGCACATATAACACAAAGGGGACTCACATGAGCCCAGGTGAACAAGCTGTTCGGGCAGCCATGGCATATGCAGAGATCACAGATCCTGGCAGCGGCTTTTGGCTCCGTGTGCATCTGCAAGATGGCAAGATGTTGCAGGGCTCATGCCATATGCCTCTCAACGGCATCATGCGTATGGAGATCTACACTGAACAAGATGGTGTGAACTATGCAGAACCTGTGTGGATCAACCTGGAATGTGTCTCTCATGTGCAGATCAAATGGTGAAAAAACTGGTTGACACTGATCTCACTCATGCTATAATACACACATGAACAAACAAACACTTGCAGATCTTGGCTTCCGAGCCCCCTTCCAAGCATCAGGGCTGTGGGTCACAGATGCCCGTGGCAGGAATGTGTGAAACCACACGTGAGCTGGCACCAGCCATTGCTGCCAGTCTCAATCAACTCAGTGCCAGTTGACACTGATTGTAATCATGCTATAGTCACCACATACCAGGAAACAACATCACACATGGCTGCTGACAAGATTGAGCCCATCCTGCACATCACATATTGCGTGATTGCATATGATTGCAGTGGTTATGGTGAGGATCGCAGCCAGGACTTCCAGTGTGGAGAACAGGCTGTGAACTATGCTCGCTCGCTGGAAGATAGATTTGGTGCCCAGGTGATCAAGAGGATCACCATGGAGCCCATCAGTCAAAAGATATACGACTACAAAAACAAGTGATGATCTCCACAAATCACAAGGAACATGATATGAACCAAACACAATGGATGGTGGGATCACCAGGCCTGATTCGCATCAAGGACAGCACAGTATGTGTGCGGCACAATCCTGAAACAAACACCTTTGCTGTGGAGTGGATGGGTGCACCTGTGCAGGGCAAGACAAACTATTATACCCTGGATTATGCCCAGCGAGAGGCTGTTCAGCACTTGCAGGACATGCGCACCCTGGGTTATGCGGGCTGATCACAACCATAATTTATGGTTGACACACTCTCACGTCATGCTATAATGCACACACAGAGCAAGGAGACTGCATGATGGCTGTGAACCATGAACGCCAGAAGGTTTGGGCAGAAGTCACTACTGTGGATCTGGACTATGCTACCCTGGCTGAAGCTATCACCAAGTTGCAAGGCTATTGTGCTCAGTATGGTGACACAGCTCGAATTCAGATCCGAGACCGTGACTATGGTGATGGTGAATACTGGGCAGTCATGCAGGAACGCGACGAGACTGATGGAGAGATGATTCAGCGTATCACTCAGGAGGCGCGGCGAGATGCCGAACAGGCTATTCGTGATCGTGCGGAATTTGAACGGCTGAAGGCCAAGTTTGGAGGTTGATGATCATGCGATATATGGTATTTGGTGGAAACGATTACTACCCTGCGGGTGGTATGGATGATTTTGTGGGCGCCTTTGATGATCTGGATGAGGCGGTCACTCGCATGCGACAGCTTCGTACGCCAGACGAGCGGAATTATACACCATGTGATTGGTGCCATGTGTATGATGTGCAGGAAGGCATCACTCGCACCCTGAGTGACTTTGACTGATATGGATCCTGAAATCCTCCAGCTCAGGCTGGCCTACCATGAGGCCATGGCTGTGCGGCTGCAAGATGGCAGGCCTGAGCTGGCTCTGATCTGGCTGAGTGGGGCAGACCGCCTGCGCAAACAACTGCTCAGTATGGGGATCACACAATCACATGATCCAGCATCCTGAAGATCTGTCTGGTTATTCCCGGCCAGATCTGATCAAGTGGGTTTGTGCAACCTGTGTGACATTACCCAGTTATACTCCTGGCTCTCTGGAAACAATCAGTCAATGGTGTGAACAACACTGGGGTGAGCAGAGAGCAGGCAACATCCTGCAGGAAGCCCAGGAGGGTTGGATAGACTACTTTGATGGTGATTGGCAGATTGCATTCAATCCCTGGTGTGCTCATGAAGAGCTCATCTTGTGGGTGAGTGATCACACCAAACTCACACAGTTCTGTTTGACATGGTGATGATATTTGCGCCTGAAGATCAAGCACTCTTTCCTCATGAGGTGGTCACACGCATCAGCATCAACATGCGTGACAGACAGGAGGTTAATGCATGGCTGCATGCACACATACCTGATGGTGGCAACCATGGTCTCAGAAACCATTGGTTGTGGATCAGCAATGGAGACCCTGACACCAATTGCATGGTGTTCAGATTCAAACATGATCACCATGCCATCAGGTTTGCGCTAACATGGACGTGATGGCACAACCCATGAGGGTGGTCAAGGCCAATGGCACACAGGCATGGTATCTGCATGGGTTGTTGCACCGTGTGGATGCACCAGCTGTTATCAAACTGGATGGATCTCAAGTGTGGTATGTGCATGGTGTGCCACACAGAACAGATGGGCCTGCTTGGATTCACCCAGATGGCACACAAGCTTGGTATGTGCATGGCAAGATGCACAGATCAGATGGGCCAGCAATGATTCACGCAACTGGCAGCCAGAGCTGGTATGTGCATGATGAGAACATCAGTCACAGGGTTGTGGACTGGATGCAACACATGCAAGTCAGCTGGCCCTGGGATGCACACACACAAGCACAGTTTGTGCTCACGTTTGCGTAATCATACGCATACACAACCTTGTGACTGCGTAACAATATGAGATCATAACGGAAAATAGTTGTTGACAATCTGAGCACATATGCTATTATGAAGTCATAGCAGCAAGGAACACATGATGAAGCTGGATCAAGCTCGTGAACAGGCCATGCGTGATCGCACCCAGCAGGTGCTGGATCTGGCTGAGCGGCTGTATGGCGTCAAGATCCAGCCCACCATCCGCTTTGACCTGCGTGGTAGGGTGGCTGGCTATGCGAGTTGCAAGTATTGCGCCATCACCCAGCAAAAGCAGTTCGGCCTGCGCTTCAACTGCGAGCTCATTCAGGGTGATCACTTTGAAGACATGATGAACAACACAATTCCGCATGAAATTGGCCATTTGATCTGCTACGCCCGTCCTGAACTGGGCCGCAAGCATGATGCCGGTTGGCAGGCTGTGTGCCTCGCCCTGGGTGGTGATGGCAAGCGCACCCACAACTATGATGTGGTGGTGAAGGGTCGCTGGGACTACCTCACGGACCTGGGCAACAAGGTGAGTGTCACCAAGCGTTATCATGCAGCCGTGCAGGCTGGGCTCACCCTGCGCTTCAAGCGGGGGCTGGGTGTGATCACCAAGGCCAGCCCCCATGCACCCAGTGGGCAACTGAAGGTCACCGCCAAGCCTGAGGGCACCATGGTGGTGCGCACCCAGCCTCCTGCGTCCAAGCCTGCTGCCAAGCCCACGATGGTCACAAAGGTGGGCAAGACTGTGGAAGTCAGCAAGACGGGTGAGCTCACGTGGGCTGAGAAGGTTCGGCAGCTGATCCGTGCTCACAAGCCGCAGGGTGTGAATGTGGACACTGTGATCCACTTGGCCATCCAGAATCTGGGCATGACTCGTGAACGTGCTCGTAGCTGCGTTAAGGCACATTGGGAGAAGATTTAACATGATAGATTGCATGATCCTGGGTGACAGTATTGCACAAGGTGTGGCCCGACTGCGGCCACAGTGTGCACAGATAACCCAACAGGGAGTAAACTCACTCACCTTCAACACCAGGCTGATTCAGAATGTGAATGCTCGTCATGTGCTGATCAGTCTGGGCAGCAATGATGTGCACACACCAGATCTACACAGACATCTCTCCACCATCAGGAGTCGCATCCAGACGGGTCAGGTCACCTGGTTGCTGAGTGCCAACAACCCACAAGCTGCTGCATTTGCGCTACAGATTGCACATTATTATGGTGACCGTGTGATTCAGGTGAGTGTGGTGGTGGGATCTGATGGTGTGCATCCCAACGCCACAGGATATCATCGCTTGAATCAGATGTGGCGTCCACTATAATCACATAACAGAAAGGCACATGACCATGGGACCTGAAGATAATACACCTCCTCGGATTGAAATTTACTATGTGAACAATGAGGGCTGGGACAAGCTGGATCCTGAAGCAGCAGAGTGGGTGAAGATGTATCTGGAATCGTTTATGAATCAACTGGATCACATGCACTTGGAGTTTGATACTGAACCGGCCAGTGTGCAATCACAACTGGCTGAACTGGCTCGTCTGGATGCTCAGGTTGCAGATGCTGCTGAGTGCCCAGAGGCGCTGGCCTGGATTTCACAGGCTGTGCAGCGAGTGCGCCGCGGAGACTGATCATGAGGGTGGAGCGCAATGGTTGGGTGGATGATCACAGCCTGATCAAGGCTAGCAACAGGCAGGATAAATGTCCCAACTGTGGCAGCTCAAACTATCGAGAAACTGTGAGCAGGGAAGAATGCTTCAGCTGTGGACTGGTGTGTGACTACTGGGGTAGCGGCACCAACTCAGTGTATGATGCATATCTGCGTGCACATTATGATCAGCTGGAGGCTGCACAACAGGCACAGCTGGCAGAGGATCTCAGTCTGTATGACCCTGATGATTGACAAAACAGTGCTGCCTAGTTTGTGGAGTGCGGTGTGGAGTGATTTGGGTAATCAGATGAGGAGTGCAGTTGCACATGGTACCAGAGTCCGGGTACAACAGCATGTGGGCACACCTTTGAGAATTGTGGAAACACAGGTGTGGTATCCCACAGAGGATGAACTGAGAGATACTCATGATCCCCATAAATGATTCTCCCATGGATGAACTCACCCAACACATCTTGCGGGACACCCATCGAACCATAGTGGACCAGGTGCATGTGGTTGTGCGTGTTCGGGTGCATGGTGCCATGTTGGCACCCATCACACGCATTGTGGAAGATCAGATCTTTGACCACACTTATAATCAACTGGAGCACATGCATGACACACCTCATTGATGATCAGGTGAGAAACATGATCAGATCACCTCCCAGAGAGCAGCTGAGTGACCAAATCTGTCGCACTCTGAATAGTCATGTGCATGCTCAACTGGCCTGGCAAGTGGCGATGGACCATCAAGTGGGCATGCGCTGGCACACACAGCAGCAGTTGAAGGAACAGGGTGCACATGATTGATGATCAAGTGATGCGGAGTATCAAGCAGGCTATGACATATGAGCCATATATGGCCACGCATGAACCTTTGAACACAGTGGATGATGTGATCAGCCATCAGATCTGGTTGCACATTTATGGCAAATTCACAGAACGGCTGCCTCCCAATGCCCGCATCATCAATGTCAAATAATCACAGCTTGACTTGACTCACAGACTGCTGTATAAGATACACACGCAACAAGGAGATCCAACTATGAAGACCTTTACTCGCATGGCTGCTCAGGGTGACTTTATCATCTTCCGCATCCCTGAACTGCCTGATAATCTGGAACAGGTGGCACCTCTAAATGGTGTGCATGTGGTGGCCCACTCAGAAACTGGCCACAACCATGTGCTGGAAGCTGAGCATGTGACTGCCTACAAGCCAGCAGGTGTTAAGGATGTGGACCTCTACAAGATGTTCTTCAGTGTGGAGGCTCCTGCACAGATCACCCATCTGCGCAGCCATGACACTCATGAGGCACTGCTGGTTCCGCCAGGCACATATGAAGTGCGCCGTCAGCGTGAATACGTGGCGGATGGGTTCCGTCGAGCAGCAGACTGATCAGCACCGGGCGGTGTTATCACCGCCCTTTTTTGTTGACAATAAGTCACAGTGTGTTATAATGCACTCACCAACAAAGGAATGCATGACATGAGCAAGGTGAACACGTTCGAAGCACGCAGCTACACCAATGAGTTTGGTCAGCTGATTGAGCCTGGTGACCCAGTCGTCTATGCTGGCACAGCCTATCAGAGCACCAGTCACACACAAGCCGTGTTTGAGGGGGTGTATGTGAACTCACGTGGCAGTGTGGAAGCTGTGCGAGTGGGCAATGTGCCCCATCAGCGTTGGATTTGGAATAAAGAGACTGGCAAGGGCTATCATGAAGATCGTGTGCGCAAGGCTGTGCTGCCGCTGCGACGAGTGTTCAAGCTGGCCTGACCCTACCCAACACACAGAACACCCAAGGAGAGAGTGTGATGTTTTTGAAATATCCTCGCACTCCTCATCTGGAGGGCAGCAGACTACAGCCGGGCGACCATGATCATGATCAGGTGAGCCTGAGCAGCCTCACACAAGGAGAGTTTGTGTGGGAAGAGAAGGTGGATGGTGCCAACTCAGGCATCAGCTTTGATGAACAGGGTGTTCTGCAACTACAGAGCAGAGGGCATGTGCTCACAGGTGGGGCCCGAGAAGCACAGTTCAATCTGTTCAAACAGTGGGCCACAGGCATGGAGGAAGACCTCTATATTGTGCTGGGTGAGCGCTATATCATGTATGGTGAATGGTGCTATGCTCGCCACAGTGTGTTTTATGATCTGCTGCCTCACTACTTCCTGGAATTTGATGTTTATGACAAACATACCCACAAGTGGCTGAGCACAGATGTCAGACATCAACTGTTGGAGCCCTTGCAGGTGTGCCATGTGCCTGTGGTTTATCGTGGCCATGTGAAAACTCGCAAACACATGCAGTCTCTGATTCAGCCCAGTGCATTCAAGAGTGAAAACTGGGCTGAATCTCTGCGTGCTCAGGCTGTGAAGGCAGGGGTGGATCCTGCTCAGGCCTGGGCAGAAACAGAAAAGACGCGCCTCATGGAGGGTCTGTATGTCAAGCAAGAACTCAACGGAGAAGTGATTGGCAGATACAAGTATGTGAGGTATGACTTTGTTCAAACCATTGTGGAAAGTGGCAGTCACTGGGCAGATCGTCCCATGATTGTGAACATGCTGGCTCCTGGTGCACAACTGTTTGGTGCTCCAGTGATCACACCCAGCATTTGAGTGCTGATCATGACCCACTCTTCCATCGCTCACACATTGGCGGCTGCTCAGCAGGGCGATTGGCACCGAGCTGCTGAGTGCATGCCAGAATCTGTGGCCATGCAATCCTGCATGCAGGACCCAGTGTTCCATGCAGAAGGTGATGTGTGGACTCACACCCAAATGGTGTACAACCATCTGCCTCACAATGCTGATGTGAGCTTGCAAGCATGTGCTGTGTATCATGATGTGGCCAAACCCCAAACCCGCACAGAGGTGGTGCTGCCTGATAGGATTCAGATCAGCCATCCTCGTCACAGCAGTCTGGGAGCGCAACATTTCTGGCAACAGGCTCATGAGCAAAACTGGGGCACCATCCATCAACGCTTGTGTGTTTACTGGTTGATCAGATATCATCAAAAGATCTTTCATGTGTGGAACAGTGAGCACATGCTGCATGATCTGCTGCGCATGGCTGCTGATGTGGACCTCACACAGTTGTTGCAGTTTGCGCTGGCTGACACCCAGGGCAGGATTTGTGTGCACAACCCACAAACTGAACAGGACCTCATGCTGCTGCACACACTCTTGGATGAAACTCAGGCAAATGCACCCTGGTCCAGCTCTGCTGCCCGCAAGTTCTATTTTGAAAAGTCAGGCAGACAGCCCGAGTATGTGCCGCAGCCCCCTCAGGGCAGCAGAGTGTGGATCATGAGCGGACTACCTGGTAGTGGCAAGGATACCTGGATTGCTGCCAATCTGCCTCATGTGGCTGAGGTCAGCATGGACAGGATCAGATCTCAGTTGAAGGTTGAGCCCACGGACAATCAGGGACAGGTGGTGCAGGCTGCACAAGAGGCAGCCCGAGTACTGTTGCGTGCTCGCAAAGATTTTGTGTGGAACAACACCTGTGTGACTGAACAAACTCGCAGCCGAATCATTCAGCTGTGCAGAGACTATGATGCTCATGTCACAGTGGTCAACATGATCACCCCATTCTCAACCAGTCAATCTCGCAACAGAGCCAGAAAGCATCCAGTGCCTGACTCAGTTGTGCAACGCATGCTGCACAAATGGCAGCCCACCAGCATGACTGAAGCTCATGAAATCCACTGGGTGGAAATTTAAACCAGATCAGAAAGGAAGTTATATGACAAATACAATTCCCCGGATTGGAGTGGGTGTGATTGTTCACACTCCTCTGGGATACCCCATGCTGAGGCGACAGGGCAGTCATGGTGCAGGCACCTGGTGCTGGCCAGGAGGTCACCTTGAACTGGGTGAGAGTGTGCTAGCCTGTGCTCTCCGAGAATGTGCAGAAGAGACTGGTATAGCTCTTACCCGGGCTGAGATCCTGCCCTGGTTCACCGAAGACCGCTTTGAAGGTGGTCTTCACTACATCACTCTGTATGTGAGGGGAGAAAGTGGTGAATGTGCTCGCAATCTGGAACCCCACAAGTGTGATGCACTGCTGAATGTGGATCTGGATGTGGAATTCATTGATGAATACACAGGTGGTGAGCTGTTCAGCGGTGTGGCTCAAAGCTGGCGTTTGTTTAGACAACTCCAACAAAAATAACTGTTGACATAATCAGATCACAGTGTATATTACACTTATTAACAACGCATACCCAAAAGGACACAAGATACCATGAAGCGATTCCTCCTAGCCTCTGTGTTTGCCCTTGCTGCTGTGACTCATGCTCAGGCGCAGACACAGCCTGGTGCCAAGGCCATCAACACTGGTGGTGCTGCTGGAGCATATCACGGCCAGTTCTGTCCGCCCATTCCTGGCGTGCTGGCCAATGCCTACTTCCAAGGATACACCTGCATGACCAGCGCAGGCACACTACAGAACATTGATCGCGTGCTGGCTCAGCCCACCAACCTGGGCTTTGTGCAGTTTGATGTGTTTGCACGAGAAGCGGCTCGGCGCCCTGCTGAATTTGAGCGGCTGAGCGTGATCCGATCTGACATTGCGTGTGAGACCTTGTTCATGATCACTCGCAACCCTGATCTGGACTTTGGCCGTGTGTTGGGTCTCAGCCGTCGCATCCAGTTTGTGATGCCGCCTGCTGCAAGCGGTAGTGCTGCCACCTTCAATTATCTGCGCAGCATTGATCCTGAGGGGCTGGGTCGTGTGCCTGACGCCAACATCACTCATGTGGCAGATGCCACTGCGGTGATCAACCGTGTGGCCAACAGCACACAGGGCGAGGTGGGCTTCTTTGTGCAGTTCGCAGATTATCGTAACGCCAACATTCGGCTGCTGGCTGAAACTGGGGTTCGAGTGATTCCTGTGATCAGCCGTGAAATCCTGCGTGCACGAGTGGGTGATGCACCTGTGTATCAGGCAGAGACTGTGCAGCTTACACAGGGTGGCATGTTTGGTATTGGTGGTCGTGCACAGACTGTGACTAGTGCATGCACCCAGGTGGCCCTGATCACAGGATCACCTGCTGCATTCGCAGATCGCAATGGGCAGGATGATGCTCGTGAACTGGTGGAGCGAGTGCGGGCTGTGCCGCGGGAAAACCTGCTGCCCCGAGACAATGCCATGGCAGCCATCCTGCGTGGTGCCACACGACTGAGCCAGGCTGCCATGGATCAGGCTGTGGCTGGTGTGGAAGCTGCTCGCCGGGCAGTTGAGAACCGATAATCCACTTGGGGCACATGAATGGTCATGTGCCCCAACATTGTATAGGAGAACATGATCATGCTTGCTCGTATTCCGTTCTGGGGTTGGTTTGTGATCATCCTCACTGCATGCTATCTGGTCTACAATCCCTGGGGCTTTAGTTTGACCCACATGTGGATGATGGATCCCATTCAGGATCTGTTGCCCTTTAAGATTCTGGCCACACTGGGCGTCATGAGTGTGCTGAGTCTGGTTACATACGGCGTAAGTCGCACAGTGAGCAAGTGGGGCATGCTGCTCATGCTGTGTATTATGGCCACACTCATGTGGTGTGCATGGGCATTGCTCACATTTGATGTGCTTAATGTTCAGTTGTGGTCCTGGATCACTCAGCCCATCCTGGCTGTGATCCTCACACTGGGTTGGCAGTGGCCCAAGATTTGGCGGCGCAGCACCGGTGCAGTCACAGTGGATGATCCTGACACTGGTGGTTGATCACACCTAACTTTGAGAACAGGGGGTCCCAGACCCCCTGTTCTCATGAGCACATATTGACTGTTTTGGGTGTGCCAGGTAATATTTTATTATGACCCTTTTGAATCCTCTGCAAATTACCTCCATGCAAGCGCATGAATATGTACAACAGATCACCACTCGCAGCACAGCAGACCTTCATGATGATTACCAGATGATCTGGTTGCTGCAACCTGAGTCAGGTTATGGTGATCTGCATGATGTGATCCACCAATTGCGAGAAGCCATAATTCAAGAGCTACGTGACAGACCTGGCATTCCAGTCAGACCTAGGCTGGCCACCAGGTTGGGCATGGTGCAACCTGCCTTCCGTAGTAAGGTCATGTATTGGTTGCATGAACCAGATCATGATGTGGCCAGCAGCACATTTGTGAATACCAACCAAAATAATGGTTGACACACCGTCTGTGTGTGCTATAATGCCCACTTACAGAACAGGATGCACACATGTTGCGCAATATTGCAAGGTTGTTGGGATTCCGTGACTATCATATTGAAATCACCTATGTGTACACTGATCCCAACTTTGAAGCTGACCGCCTGCAGATCTCATCCACTGTGTTTGCATGGTGCGGTACATGTGCTGCTCGCAGGCTGCAGAAGCAGTCTGCTCGTGACCTCAGCGGATGGCGTCAGCGCATGGTGGTTGTCACTAGGATCTAAAATTGTCAAAAAACACTTGACAGCCTGATCCGTCGTGTTATACTGACCACACAACACAAGGAGCATGTGATGAGGCGCATCAAGCAACTCAAGCCCAGCACTCAGGTGCATTTGATTGTGAACGGATTTGCTGTCATATGCCGTGTGCGAGACATCCGCACACAGGCTGGTCTGGATTGTGTGGCTGAGATCAACCGTCTGCTTGCAAGTGGCACGCTCATGACTGGGTTTGCCAGCCGCTTTGGTATGCATGACATTCAGATCAATTGGGATTGATGCACATGATGTATTTCCTCATTAAGGCCCAAGTGACCCACACTGCTTATATGGCAGAGTCTAAGACCATTAATGATGTGCGTCTGGTGTTGGCACATGATCAAGCAGATGCTGAGCGCAAATACAGGCGCTATTGGGAAAACAAATGTGAGGATTATTCTGACAGCTATTATGTGCTCAGCATGCAAATTGTGGAGACCATCACTTAATGGACGTCAAGCTGAGGCAGATCCTGGAATTGGCTCTGCGCCCTGAAACAGGTGATGGAGAAAGTTCAGCTGCACTTGCCGCAGCTCGCCGCCTTGTGGCCAAGCATGGTATGGAGTTGTTGAGTGCTGAGGGCCCTGAGCGTGTGGTGTATAGGGATCGTGTGGTTTATCGCAAGCCCAACCACAGTCACAGCCTGGAGCTCAAACTCATGATACCTGCCACCTTCCATCATGCCATGATGGAGCGAATATTCCTGGATGCAGCAAGTCTGGGATGTGCAATAGAACTGATCAGTTGCGGTACTCAAACTGAAGCCATCCTGAGCGGCACTGTGATCAAGTTCAAGGTCATGGGCACCAAAGCTGCGGTGGATGCTTACAATCGCACCCTGGATGGCTATGTGGATCAAATGAACCGCAAGCAAGGTCGCACACCCCACTCCCAGGACACCACCCATCGTGGTCGTGATACAGTGCATCCCAAGCCCAAGTCCAAGGGCTGGTTCAGCAAGCTGTTTGGAGGCTGATCATGCCCAGGTTTAACCAGATTCTGCTTGTGTTCGTCTTGAGCATGCTGGTGGGGTTCTCTGTGCTACTCATGGTATCTTTCACCTGGGCATTAGTGTGGATCATGGTTCACCTGATCATGTTTCTGTACCTGATGTTTTACACAGACACTCGTTCAGGCTTGACCTTACTCAGCTTGATTATCCCCCGCACCCACCTGGTGCACACCATGGACCATGATGGTGAAGTGCGGCATGTGCTGGCATATGGGGAACCTGGTCAGGTGCTGCATGCACACAGATACTGGCTGAGTGAGATTGGTGAGATCCAATTGCATCCTAATGGATATGTTTCAGGACCCAGTTATGTGTATTTTTGGGAACCCACTGATCCCAATCAGCTTGTAGCCATGCATCTCACATATGACTGTATAGACTGGCATAAGTTAGGTCAGATGTCCTGGACACATAGGGATGATTATCGACAGCAGCTCAAGAGTCAGATCAAACTGAATCATGAGTCACACATTTGATGATCCCCAACAATTCCTCTCTCATCTGGAGAGTAAACTGAATTCACTACCTGAGCAGGCAGATCTGATCAAGATCAATCTGCTACATGGTAGCGCACATGTGATCAGATATCTGATCGAAAGCCAATCAGTTTTGAGCACGAAGTTTTATGAATTGACAGACGTGCTCAACCAAGCTGATACATCTTGGGCACACAAGCTAACTTGCATCTATGAAATCATGGAAGCTGGTGTGGTCACCCCTGAACAAATGCAGCGCATACTTGAGACAGAGATATGTGGGAAACATCATGATAACCCAACTCAACCATAACACGTTCTGGTATGAACCAGGTCACATACTCCTGTGTTGGGATCAGTTCAGATCCCCTCCTGCTGGTCCTGCTGGACGTTACTATTGGGAGAATGCAACACTTATACTCACCCGAGTGAACCCTTGGGCACCTAGTCATTATCAAAATTCAGATCCTGCTATACTGTTTGTTAACAAGATGAGAGGAACCTGGCTAAATGAATATCAGCCAGATCTGGATCAAATATTTGATGAATATCAGATTGTGAACAACGGATGGCGAGGTGTACTCAGAGTGAGTGAATGTGACCTCGCCTACTGGCTGTTACAATGTGGATCATAGCTCTGAATCGTTCATTCCCGCAATTCTCAAGCGCACGATGTTTCCCAAGCTGTAGCTTTTCACATCAAAGCCTTTCATGACGCCCAGGTAACGATTGCGCACCAGGGCCACTTCATTTATCACACTCAGCATGTCCACAATGTCGGCCTCTCCATCTATATACTTCTCAATGGAGCGGTCAGATAGTTCTCTGTTGTAGCGTTCCAGATACCTGCGATAATGATCTGAACGCTGTTTGTCATACTTCACGTTCAGATATTTGAGCACACTCTCCAGATCCTGCAACTGATTGAATCTGTGGCTCACTTGCCCAGGCAGGTCTTGATTCTGTTTTTCCAGACTGCCCAAGATGCGAGTTTCTTTTTGAGCCTGCTCCAACTCACTATTATAGTAGTCAATCATGTCAGGCAGCACACTCATATCACTCCTAACACGCACAAACCACATGCACTTAACTCCTTAATAATCTTCCTCATCGAATTCCTCTTCGAACAATTCCTCTAGAGCGGTGTCCAGATCATCATCCACACCATGCAGCTCTGCAATATCTTCAATCTCAATATCGTTGTCCACAAACACACTCAAGAAAGAGTTTGCGCACTCTTCTCTCTTGTTTGCAGGCACAAAGTCTTTCACACTCTCCCAAAGATCCATGACAGTCTTGGCATCAATTTCCATGATAAAAACTCCTAAAAAGGTTGGCCTATTTATTATAGGTTAATTTGATATAGGTTTCATACTGGGCGTGCAACTCTCTTGCACGGGAATCTGTGTCTCTGATTTGTTGTTCACGTTCCAGTTGTTGTCTATATTGTTGCACCCATCTGATAGTGTCAACCATCACAGGGTCTAGATGGAAGGACAAATGTTATCCACCCATTGAGTCACAAATGCCCACAGACAACAGATGTGGATGACTGATACTAACCGTTAAACCACTCATTGTATGAATGTCCCACAACTTGCGGCCACATCTGTGCCCACTCTGCTAATGATCTTGCAGGGCATATATTCAGAGATAAACATGTGGATCTCATCCAGACGGGTTGACTCTGTGCCCTGTTCAGATGAGTATGGATTGTATCGCACAATGTTGTATTCTGCTCTGAGTCCACGAGCCTGGATGGCTGCAATCTGAGCCCTAACATCGTCAAGGGAATCATTCTCACCTGCGATGAATGCACCATGAAACTTGATGATCTTCTTGCTCACATACTGATACTCATGCAACAGATCCAGAGCCTGATCCACATTCATGGCAGCAGGCAGCCACTTGCGTCTGAAGTCAGGATTCACGCTGTACATGGAGTAGTAGATGGTGGGAGTGATCACAGGGAATGCCTGCACCAGACTCTTCCTCATGGTCACAGGCATGATGGTGCTCATGTTAAACTTGGGAATCAGGCCATATTCCCTGCTCTTCTGTGCCAGGGCACCAAACAGCTCTGTGCTGGTTTCTGTCACAGTGGGATTTGCAAGCGGTTCTCCACGTGCCATCCAATTAATATGGACCAAAGGCGCAGGAGTATCCTGTGCATAGTGATGCAGGATGGTGTCATACTGCTGCACAAAATCTGTGAGGTCAGCATTCTGGAACTGTGTTTGGCGAGTCACAGTCAGATGACACATGCGACAGCCCCTGTTGCAGCCAGTCTGGCTGCTCAGGTAAGCCACAAAGTAGCGACTCTCTCTCCTCACATAGCGGCTCTCCAGGAAGCCCACCAATTGGGCTTCCACAAAGTTCACGCTAGCATCCATCTGGCTACGGAGCACTTGCATCGCGTTATGCATGTTCATCAGATGCTGAGTCTGAGTTTGTCTCAGATCCAGTGTGTTTGAGATCATGCTTCATGATTTGAGTATGAAACTCAGACATGATCTTCTCCAAACAGTCATCTTCATTGCGATCCCAAGCTTTTTCAAACTTCTTAATCTGTACACCATCCAGTGCTGTATATGACCATTTGTTACCTTCTTTGATCACCAATCCCTTTTGTTGGAACAAATCAAACAGGCCGCTGTAGGGGTCCATGCCACGATCATAGGGGATTTTGACCTCCACCTGAGTGAATGGCTGGTTATAGCGAGTTTTCATCACCTTGCATTGAGCACGGATGCCTTTGACATCTGTGGTCTTGTTGCCCAATTCATCTTCTTTTAGCTTGAGTTTTCTCATGGCCAACACAATGGAGCTTGCGTAGATGGGGCCCTGTCCACCGCTTACGACGTCATCAGGATTAAACATGTCCTGGCTTGCATAAGAGTGGTTGGTGCACACTAGTCCCACATCATATTCACCAAACATGTTCACACAGTTGCGCACAAGTGCAGCCAGTGCCTTGGGCTTGCGACCCATGTCACCCTTAAGGTCACCAGCTTCAAATTGATTGATGTCTGTGGGAGTCAACAGCATGCCCAAGCTGTCAATCACAAACAACACACGTGGACGATCTGCTTCATCCATACCACCATAACGAGTCTTGTAGTCCTTCATGAAGTCAGAAATCAGTTTGGCCACATCATCAATCATGGCCATGTTCACCTTGAGCAGAGCTTCCTCACTTGTGTCCACATCCAGAGCCTTTAGCCACTTCTCATCCAGAGCATTCTCTGTGTCAATCAGCACCACAAACACATCCTTCTTCTGTGCATTGGCTGTGATGTTACCTGATGCCAAAAAGGATTTTCCCGATCCGCTCTGTCCGGCCAGAATGGATACCTTGCCCAGAGGAATACCACCATCCTTGAAGCGGCCACTGATTGCGTAGTTGAGTGCGTAATTACCAGTGCTGATCCACACTTTGGGATCTCGGAAGCCCACACTAAGGCCTGGAATATTTTTAGTAATGTCTTTTCTGAATTTGGATAAGTCAAGACTCTTGGTCATGCAGATACCTCATGTGAATTTTGTGTTAATTGTATGATGGGGAAGCATGTGTGGGTCAAACACCCACACATGCTGATTATGGTGGCTTAAGCCTTGGCAGCTTGGCGCTTGCGGATGGCAGCCAGAATGTCTTCTGGGCTGGTGAGCTTCTTGGGAGCTTCATCCACCACAGGCGCAGCAGTCTCAGGCTTACGCACAGGAGTCACATCAAATGGTGGCTCATCTTGATCTGCCTTGGGGGCTTGGATGGTCATGTTCCGTGTGGGCATACGAACTGATGTTTTGGCAGCAGCGTTACCAGCTGCATCATCGCTGTCCATCTTGAGATTGTATGGCTTGTAGTATTGCGCATACTTGTCAGCATCATATGGCTTGCCATCCACACTATCATGGAACATTTCCACGATGGCCTTCAAATGATCATCATCTGGCTTCTTGGGCAGGAAGTCACCCAGATTCCACAGACCAAACTTCTGAATGGCTGCATGCTCTTCCGCAGTTAGTGCACTCTCACGACGTGCCCATGCACTCTGACCATAGTCAGCATACTGACCCTTTGTACCCTTCACAAGGCGGAAGTCCAGACCGTTCTCATACTCCACAGGGCTGTTCTCAACTTCCTGATCCATGAACACTGCCTTGATGCGATCAAACACTGAGGGATTGATCACAAAGCGGCGTAGAGGATTCTCAGGAGCGTTAGCAGCATCCTCTGCATTGGGATTCTGACGCACAAATCCCTGAAACAGGAAGCTCTTCTTTCTCCAATACTTGCGAGCCAGTTCTTCCATGTCCTTGCCAGCCTTCCACCAGGGACGGATTTCTGCATTGATGGGGCAGCTTCCAGGCTTCCACATGTCCATGCAGGGAACCTGCACTTCTGTGGGCTTGCTGTGGCTGTCGCCCTTGATGCCGGAGAATGGGATCTTGATGATCAGTCGCTCTCTCCACCAGTAATCATTGCTGGTGTCACCATCTGGTGTGAATCGGAGAATTGCTGTGGATCCTTCGGGATTTCCCCAAAAAGGATAAGTTGCGTTATCGCTGCGGCCACCACTGGTGCCACGTTCTTTGTTTGCTTGTTGTGCTAGGAGTTTTTCTCTAATTTGTGCTAATGTAAGTGCCATTTTGTGTGCCTTTCTTTCAATATGTGCCTATATGTTTTACGACAGCACACATGTGATTTCAATGTGTGCTGACAATATTATTTATGCATCTTGGTGCAGATTGCTACCTCATGCACCAACTTTTTTGATCTTTTCTAGAGTGTTTGTGATCTGGTCCAGCACCTGTTTGGGATCCTGTTCGAACGTGGATTCCCATCCAGTAATTTCATCACTCAGATGAGCCAACAGTTCTCTGGGTTGATCACTCTGAGTGGCATCCACAGCATTCTGAACATCTGCATCAGACAGCTCTGTCAATGTACCAAATTGGTTGAACCATTCCATGAGTTCACGCTGTTCTGGCCACACATCTGGTTGTGCATGATCAGGTTCACCATGTGCAGCTTCTGCGCACACAGCCTGCCAAGCTTCACCCATGTGTTCTCCGCAAGGAGCTTCTGATAGAGCAGCATGTTCTCTCCACACTTGCACCATGTGTGTAGCCTCTTGAACAGCCTGTGCATAATGGTTGGGATCACTCACATGCTTGAGGCAGCCTTTGATCTTCATCTGCATTTGATCCAGTTCAGGCACCAGGCCTTGATCATTATGCTGCAACCAGTTTCTCAGCTTCCTGCACTGTTGCTGCACACGCATCATGTGATGGATCACATCGCCTTGAGCATCCCAGGCTTGGCCACTCTGATTTATGTGTTGAGCCAAAGCTTTTGCTCCCAGTATGTGTTTCACAGGCATGCGATATCTGGCACCATCAGGTGCATGAATGAAGATGTCTCTCACCTTGCACCATCGTCTGGCTGAATCATGATCCATGAGACGCTCGCTGTGACGGATAACCACCTCAGTCAAACCAGTTCTCCATCTGCTGGTGCGTGTGCTGCCTGTCCAAGCACTTTCTGTTACATCTGATCTGTTCATGTGAGCAAACATCTTGGGCTCCAGTGTCTTGCCATAAGGCATGGTGTCAAAGGAATGGTCATACAAGTTGTGTTGTTTTAGTGTTTGTTTCACATCTTGCAGTACCTGAGGATCCGTGCTATCACTTGTGTGAAAGGTAACCAAAGGCTTACTGGGTTTACCTTTGGTATATCCTAATGTGACCATCATTTTGCCTGTGTTTGTGAACATGCGGTCAGCCTGGCTGGGATCATACACTCTTTGGCCCTGTGTGTTATACAGGTAGATCTCATGCCCCATGCCACTCAGTTTTTTAAATATTTGTTCTGCCATCCAGGCATTGGGATCTTTAGCTGTGCTCATGTGTTGTTCTCATACTGGGTATAATATTTAGGGGGTTGTGTCACCAACCCACACTAATAGGCATGGGCTCTTGAAAGTCTTCCAGGTCCTGAAGTGATGCCTCTTGAAATTGTTCTGCTGTTTTGTCATCCCACTTGGCTATAACCTGACTCATTCTCACGATCAACAGCGTGGCAGTCACAAGGTCATCATGCTCTCCACTCTTGGCTGCAAAGCCATCACCCTTGCTCACAAAGTTCTTGATCTGGCTCACAAGTGCCTGGCTGCGGATCTTCAGTCGGGCACTTTCCACCAAGCTTTTGAACTTGACCATGGATTGTGATTTGGTCCTCACGTTGGAGTTGTATCCACGGTTCTTGAAATTGCCTGGGCCTGTTTCACTCATGAGCTGTGCAGGGATTCGGTCCATGCCCACTTCATTCAGTAACTCAATCACACTTTGTCCTAATCCGTTGTTCTCAAAGGTCCAGAACAGTTCAGGTTCTCCTATTTGTGTGGGTAATGCTCTGATCTGTTTGTCCAACCACACACATATTTGTATGAGCATTTTGAGCTGAATGGCCACTGAGCTCTTGTTGTGCATCCATTCAGCCACTTGCACCATTTCAGGCAATCTCCACACCTGTATGGCAGCATAATCCTTGCCCACACCTGCGCTGGGATCCAGTGCCACCAAATAGATCTTGTTGGATTGGGGCATTTCAAACCAGCGTGCCTCCTGCAACTTGAACTTGGGCTCCTGGCTGGTCAAATTGGCCAACACCTTACTGTCAATCAGTGTGTCATCCGCACTAAGGAATTGTAAATCATATTCTCTTGCAAACTTTTCATAACCAATCTTGGCACGTTCCTTTTGGGCCCATGCCTCATCACGATCAGGATGCTGATGCCAAAGTGCTTTGAAGGCTTTGAAATCATTACTGCCTAACCCATCTGTTCTTTCATTGCCAAACTCGTCCAGTGTGTTGTTGGCTGCATACCATATGGTGGCAAAGGTGTCTTCATCGCCATTGGGTGTGCTGGTGATGATGCATTTACCACCGGTGGCTAATGTGGGACTGATGGCCGTCCAGAACTCTTCTGCAATGCGAGTCTTCACAAACGCCATTTCATCCACATATAACAAGCTGATGCTCTTGCCTCTGCCCGCATCTGCTGTGGTGGTGGTGCTTTCAATCTTGCTGCCATTGTCAAACTGTATCTTTTGCACATTCCATGTGGTCACACCTGGCCTCAACCAATCAGGTAGCTCTTCATACATGAACCTGATTCTGTCCATGATCTCAGTAGCAGCTTTGAACTTGTTGGCAGCTATGAGCACATTCTGATTCTCCTGAAAGATGGTGAACCAAATAATGAATGCACTGGAGGATTCTGTTTTACCCAACTGTCGACTGCACATGCTGATCACCTGCCTGTTTTCAGCAAATGTTCTCACCATTTCTTCCTGATAACCATACAGGTCAAATGGTAGTGCGCCCTTGGTGGGGTGTTTGATTCTGATATAATTTCTAATAAAGTAAATGGGACTCAGAGCACATTTGATGAATTCTGCTTGCTCATGCGCAGTGAGGGACAACTTTTGGTAAGGTGCTTTGATGAGGTTGGGCTCATCTTGCATTTGTTTTACGGGTTTACGAGCTGCCATGATTTAATTCAATTTCAGTATAGCATCCACACTTGTATAAGTCTGAAAGGGGCGGTCATTCACACCCAACATGATTTCTTTGATCACAGCGTGTATGTTATGCTTCCAGTGCCACAGGAATTTGTGAACTCTATACAGCTCAGGCACTTGATCTTCGGTGCTCCAAACAAATTCCTGCAGCAGGTGTGTGTAATCTGGTCTGTAATAAATTACGTTCACTGTGACTATCTGTTTGTTCACAATCCACATGTTACTTGGGCAGATTCTGTAGTTTGATAGTGCTCATGGGGCTGTTAGTACCATCTGTGACAGGATCTTTTTCGAAGGGGTCCTTGTTAAACTCATCTCTATGATTGGTAGTGAGTGGACTCATTAACCCAGCCTCATTACCACTTTCTAACAGGAAATCTTCATATGCTGAACGAATGGCATCGTAACTGATGTGTTCCTTCATTTCACTCTTGATGGGATTGCTGCCGTATCTGGCGCTAGTCAATCGCTCAGGTATATCAGCTCTGCCCTTGAAGTTGTAATCCTTGATGTCAAACTCCACAGCATCCTGCTCATGGTCATGCCCATAGTCGTGATCTGCCTGTTGCTCCATCATGGCCGCTGGTTCCTGGGTGTCACATGCACAATCTGGCATGTGCATGACAGCAGGTTCTGGTGCAGGTCCAGCTTGTCCACTCAGTTGCAGCAATCGCAGAATTTCATCTGGATATGCCGTTGTTAGTGTCAGTTGGCTGTTATTCACAGAGTTGTTAATAGTAAGTTCATAAGTGTTTGTCATTGTTTACCCCTCACAGGTGCAGTAAGCTGATCATAAACCACCTGCTTGCCCGCATCTGATTTCTTAACTCTGAAGTATCTCTTTCTGTCATCATCCAGGCCACCAGTCTGATTTATCAAGCTGGGCTCCACAGGTTCAGGCAGGTCTTCAAACTTGTTCTTATACACAGGCTTGGGTGTGTCATATGCTTTGTTGAATTCATCATGCATCAAACTCATATTCTGCTCATGCGCCTTCAGTTGCTCAGGTGTTATGAAATCTGAATGAGCCAGGTGAGTTTCAGGTGCTCTGGTGCTGGCCACTTTGCTTAACAAATTGAGGAATCTCTTGTTGTAGGTGTCGCCGAAGGCATCCTTGACAAGGGGCTGTTCTTGGTCCAGATAGTGTGTGTCTGTACTCAACAAACTGCCTGCCTGATCATGGCCTGCTTCTGCAGCCACTTTGTCCAGGGTTTGCAACAGCTGAATTCTGGCTGAATCTACTTCCACAGCTTCATTGTCTGATCTCACAACCACAAATTTCTCAGGCACATTCAACACGCTTCTCATTTCTTGCTGCAAGATGTATGCACTCACAGGCACACCAATCACAAAGTCCAGATAACTGATGTCTGCATTCTCCACATCAGAGAACTCCAGGGTGTCCAGATCACCATCCAGTTTGTGAATTGCACCCATCTTGATAAGATGATAACGTGTCAACAAGCGTTCCACATCTTCCATGCGCTCATCTGTTAGGTCCACTACCGTTTTCAATCTGTAGTGAAATTCTCTATGTGCTTCCATTAACCGTTGCTTGAAAGTCTTCATGTGTGTTCCCATGTGCTACTCTGCTATTTAGCAGAAGGTTGGGTGAGAGCCTTGATCTGGTTCAGCAGTTCATTTCTGTCCAACACTGTGACCTGATGGTTCTCTATCAGCTCAGGACGTTCTGGCGCTGTGCGTTCCAGTTTCACCCTGTCCAGTTCCAACTTCATGAGCTTGAGCTTTTTTTCCATTTTGGCATTGCGTGCGTCTGACGCAATCTTGAGCATGTTACCGCTAGCATTAAATATTTCTCCTGCATGCTTGACTTCCACATTCATACCCAAGTCATGCAAGCTCTTTCCATACTCCAGTGCAAGGTGTGCAATCTCATCCATCTCCTCATCATGCAATTGATCAGGATCTGTGTTCTCATATGACTGGGTGAGTTCGGTTGCCTGATCCACAACTGTTTCAGGATCCGGCACCTGGCTGTTCAGCTCAGGTATGTCAAAGGTTTCTTCCAGTTTTCCAAATCTGCTCATGTGTTATCTCTTGCGTGTTTTGGCTTTGGTGACAAATATGTCATCTTCATTTAAGATTCGCATCTTAATCCCATGTCGTTCACAAAATTTTAGAGCGGCCTGCCACTTAGCTGTGTTCAGGATCACATATGCCTTGTCTCTCTTGCTCTTGGCAGCTTCCCAAAGGGTTTCCTTCTTGGGTTTGACTTCCACCAATTCCACTCGCTGTGTGCCTTTGGCATCTGCATATTTGATCAGGAAGTCAGGCACATAAATGGTGTGCTTACCTGTGAGTGGATTCACATATGGTATGTGCACACATTCACTTCCCCATTGTATCACATTGGGATGTTCATCCAGAAAGCTACAAACACGTAACTCCCAGGAAGACCTATAGTAAATTCGCTTGTTACCCAATAGTTTTTGGGGATTTTGGGGAGTAAAAACTCCTTGGGTGTATTTGCTGGTCATATCAACAAATATTTAGGTGGTGTTACCTGGTCTGGTTGTAAACTTTGGCAGCCAGCATGTAGTTGTTTGTGTAGGCAGGAGCAGTATCACCATCATTCACACCAATCTGGCTGTGACTGGTCCTGAAGAAGTTGATGTTTTCCAAGAGGGCATCTGACACTTGCCCTGATGAAAACAGTTTGTTGGCACTCACCCCAGTGTCCTTTGCAGTCACAGCAGTGATAGCACCAAACATTCTGCTCAGTGTTTCAGGCACTCCGGGGTGTTCCCACAAAGCCTTGCTCACATTAAAGCTTTGTGGATCTATCTGAAATGAGTTATCCAGAGGAGACTGACCCAGTTCAAATGCATCAGGCTGCAAGCTTCTGTTAACCACTTGACCTGTTTGTGCATCCACAAATTGACGGGTGCCATTCTGACTGATCACCACACTCTCTGTACCAAAGTTACCAGATTGGTCTCTTAAATTGCGAGTGATTAAGTCTGTCATCTAAAGGAGCCCCATCTGCTCAATGTGGTGCCACCCACAGCTCTGGCTGCTCTGGGCAGGAACCCAGTCACTCCTGATGCTCGTACCGCATTTGATCCCAAACCAGCCAACACGCCACCCACAAAGGGTATTTGACTCACACCACCCAACAGTGAATCCAAGGTGTTCTCCAGTTGGTCATTTAGATCCAACAGGAAGGAGTTTACACCCCCAAATGCATCTGCAGGCTCAAAGTAATCACCCATGTTCAAACCAAACAATTCTATTTCTCTGTTACCCACAGGAGCAGCCACCTGGGTATAAGCAAATCCTTCATGTTTGATCGTCATGTCCACCACAGCCAATTCACTAGTGACACTTGCATCCATGGCATCAAAGGTGATACTTTCTATTTTGGGATTATAGAAGGTGACCTGGGTGTACTTCTTACCATAAAATGTGTAAACATCCAGTGTGTCAAAAAAGCTGTTGTTGCCATTAGCTCCACCTTGTGGTGAAAAACCCCAACCATTAGTGATGGGGAAGTCCTCTCTACCTGTGATCACACTGCTCTTCCAGGCTGTTGAGTTCTTGGGTCTGCCGTCACCAAAATACCATTTGTGATAGTCACGCCACACTCTGAGCACTCTGTCATCCACAGTGTCATGCAATGTGAGGCTGAGATCCCCATACTCTATGCCTGTGTGCACATGCCTCTTGCGATTGTATTGATTAAGTGTTTGCATCTTGGGACTGGCTTTCACACGGTCCACTTTGTTAATTTGAAATGCGAATCCTGTTTGCCAGGATTGGAAGTTGGCTCCTTGTGCCCCAGATCCAGGTGTGAAACATGCATAAAACATGAACTTGTGCCTGGGTGTGGCTTGGATGACTCTGTTAGCTTTGCTGACTACTGTGGCTCGCTTGTTGTTGCGCAGCATGAGGGGCAGTCCACGGTAATACGTGCGAGTCCCTCCGGCGGCGCCTGTGGAGGTTGCGCCGCCGGCCAGAGTGCTGGCCACATTACCTGTTATTGCACCTACAATGCTCATGGACTAACCTTAAGCGATGGTTACACCAGGTCTAAACTCTGGGTTGAGCTCCATGAGACCGTCAGCCAGGGTGGCGTTGTCGTATCTGATGGTCATCTGCACTGTGACAGCTTCTGAGCTGGAGTAATCCAGCTGCTGGTAATCCACCTGCTGCAAGAAGCATCCTTCCAGAGTCCACTGCTCAAAAACTGCTTCATTACCACCATCCATGATTTCAATAATCATGGTGAACTTGTAATTGATGCCTGCAGCAGCTGAAGTCTGCTCAAAAAAGTTCATCTGCTTCTGCAGCTGATGACCCACCAAACGTGCTACAGAGTTGGTGATGTCATCTCTGACTTCCAGGCTGATGGTCTGCCAGGATGCCTTACCAGCATAATACATGATGCTGTTGTAGGAATGTAGTGTGCCTTCTTCAAACTGCACATTGGGGCGGTTCACGTTGACCACCTGCTGTGTGAGTTCCAGTCCACCTGCAATGGGCCCAAAGTTGATCACACGCACACGGAAACGGTGACGGATCTTGGGCTGAAATTGGCCAGTTCTGGTTCCATTGATGGGAACACCAAACTTGCTGAGAGTCTCTACCATAAATTATCTCCACACGAGAAAGTTGTTGTGCGGATATTTATGGCAGAGAATTTAAAATTCTGATAGGGTAGTAGTTAGGCGTGACCCACGTGCCCATATGCTAGTTTTGCGATCACTTCCTGTTGATTTGTGATACCTTCACGCACCACTTCCCAACTACTGGATAAAACTTCCTCATGATGATCTTCATGAACCAAGCTGATCAAATTACCCAAACTTTCACTCAAACATTCAATAGTGAGGGCCAAACTTTCATTCTTGCCCAGTTTGTTGTTATAAAACTCTAAAATCTCCACAGCATAACGAGTGATTTCTGCACACACATAGTCTCTTGCATTGGCTCGTTCTTGAGCCAGTTCTGCAAGTTCAGTGTCTGCTAAGTCATCATTTTCGTCATCTGAGCACAGGTCCGAATCCAGTTTGAGGTCACTCATGATAATCTCCTTCATGTTAGAATTTAAGTATTATGCAAGATAAGTCAAACCCTGGCACGTCTGCGCAGACCACCATTGTGAGTATTTAAATGAGATTGTGATCAGATGAGAAAGGCGGCACAATCACTCGTGCCGCCTTGCAAGTTTTTCTGCCAATTAGGTGGGCAGTGGATCACCTGTGTTCAATATACGCACTGGTATGTAGATGAACTCCACAGCCTTGGTGGGCTTGATGGCTATGTCAATCCACAACTCATTGCGGTCAATTCTGTCTGGTGTGTTATTACTTTCATCACACAGCACCGCAAAGTCATACACAGCTCTGAGTGCCACCAGGTCACCCATAAAGCTTTCAAAGGTTCTCTGCACAGCATCACGTGTGTATTGATCATTGGGCTCGAACAGGAAGGGCTTGGCCAGGTTGTCCAACTGGTAGTTGAGGTAGTTGACCAATCTGCTCACATTCACTCTGTTCAGTGCACTTTCCACTGGGCTCAGAGTCTTTTGGCCATATATGACCAATCCTCTGCCTGGAATGAATCTGATGGGGTTCACATCATTCTCATACAGTACATCGCTCTGTCCCTGGCTCAGCTGCACAGGCACATATTCATTCTCACCATTCAGGTAACCCACGCTAGTGAGCACGCTGATCAAACCTCTGTTCAATCCTGCTGGTGCAAACCATGGGTAGCTGACTTGGTCGTTGAATGCAAAGGTTCTCAGCACTGCCACGCTGGGCGGCACAAACACTTCGGAACCATCCAGGTTGGTGGCCAAGCCCCAAGGATAGTAGACACCTGCATATCTGGAGCGAGTGATCAGCCCTTCTTCTCCATTTGTGGCTGCGTTGTTCTGGTTGAGTGCCCAAGTCTGTATGCTGGTGCCATCTGGCATCAGTCTGGCAGGAGGATCAATCAGCACAAATGCTACATCCTTCTTATCGGTGTTAAGGGTCACCAGTTCGTCAATGAGTTCTGCATAACCAGGCGCTGCCATGAGGTTGAAGAAGTTGCCTTCTGCTCTGATGTCCTGATTGCTCACTATAGCAGCCTGCATGGCTTGCACCACCATTCTGCGCTGAGCCTTGCGACCCATGTAGGGAGCACCTGTTGTGGACACTCCACTGGCAGTAACCCATCTGTCTCTCCATGTGCCAGTGGTCAGGTAATTGGGTGTCCACATCTTCACATTGTTGGTGCTGTATCTCATGTTGAACACCAACATGCCAAATGGATAGCTGAGTGCACTGGGTGCGTCAGGATCCACATAGTCACTCACCAACATGGATGCAATTGCTTCACTGCCTGTGGATGCACCATTGTCATTGGGCCGGACATCTGCAAACACCACACCCTGGCTGGTGGTCTGATCAGTCACATCAATCAATGTCCATAGTGCGTTCAAGCTGTCATAGCGATACATCTTGGGGTAATTCTCCAAGTCGCTGGTGTCTATCCACAAGTCTTGGTCCACTAAGGGGGTAAAACCATCACTTTGTGTGGAAGGCTCTGTGGCGCTGAGTATCACACCATTAGGATCAGTGGCAGGGTACATGTTTCTGTAACCCATCCACTGTGTGCCGTCACTCACCATGATGTCCACTCTGAGATCCTGGTTGAACCACAGAGCACCAGCAGGTGGTTGAGCACGAGGTGGTGTTGCACTCTGTGCATAAGGCACAGGTTGATTGTTGACTGTATAACTGTGTGCAGCCACCCAAGCGGTTCCTGTCCATGCCTTCACAACCAGGGTGGCTGTGCGAGGAGTGGTCACGTTGCTGTTAAATTGCACATACAGGCTGCCTGGTGTTCTCTGGCTGCTATATGCAGTGTTGGCACTAGCATCATCTTCATACAAGGGCGCTGCTCTCAGCTGCCAAGTGTCGGTTCCTGCGTTATATCTCTTCATGCTCCATGAGGAGCCTCTGTTACCTGGAGTGGTGTTAATCCATATGTTGCCAGCAGTCAGTTGTGACACAGCCTTGGGTTGTGGCTGCTGTGCTGTATAACCCTGATACACCAACACGTTGCCCAACGTGGCTGCGCATGGTATGCCTGTGAGCATGGTGAATGGTGCAACTGCTGTAGCATTCACTCCATTGCGCAAAGTAAAGAATGTGCCCTGCTTGCTTCTGATTCGGAATAGGGTTTCTGCACCCACTGACACCAAGCTGGCCTCAATGTAGGGGTTGATGGTGGAGTTGTTGTTGATGGCATCCACAAACTCTGTGGGCGTATAACCTGAACCAGGAGTGTCAATTGTGGCTGACACACCTCCCACTGTGATGGTCAACTTGGTGTTTTCCACAAATGCAGGAGCTCCCAAAGTGGTCACATCCACTGTGCCTGTGACATCGCCGTAAAATGTCTGTGTTTGGCTGATGCCCACACCGTCAAACAATCCGCCCACAGTGTCAATCAGTTGCACAGTGGTGCCTGCATAGTTGGTGATGCGCAGGTAGGCGTCAGGCCCTTGAGTGAATATGCTGGCCACTGCTGGCACATTGTTGTTTGCAAATTCTTCATTAAGCTGGTTAACCAAACCTGAGAGTGTGGTGGCGCCATTTGTAAATGTGAATGTGGTTGCGCCAATAGTGATTTCACTTTCATGACCTGCCACAATGGTGGGTGTTCTGTCTGTGCCTGTGACCACAGTGGGTGTGGCTTCTGACCAACCTGCACCAGGCGCTTCCACATCTGTGCTGCCAATCAGGAACCATCTCACTTGTGTGCTGTTGGCAGTTGTGATGAGGATCTTTTCAAACATTTGAACTTGTGTGACCAAGTCACCATTGGCATTTCTGCTCTTGTATGCATTTACTGCAACACTTCCCACAGATCCCAAGCTGAGCACAGGTGTGATCTGATTGATGGGTGTAGCAGATAGGCCCAGTGCAGTCAGCACACCTGCGGTGCTGCCTGTGAAGCTGAGACCAGCTTCCAGATCTACATTAGCGCATACAAGACGCAAGTTGTAGACTGTAGCAGCTTGAGTGATGGGTGTCACACCTGTTTCATACGCAAACACTCTCTCTGCAACTTGAGCACTTAGCACTTTAACTGCGCTATTGGTGCTTGTGGCCACGGCAGAATTGATCTTCTGCACCACATCCAGCAGGCTGTCTGTGCCCACAATGCCCACTTGCAAGTTGAAGGGCAAGATTACCAATGTGCCTGAGGCCAACAAATCTGCATTGGGGTCCAGGATGGGAGTAGCAGTTACTCCCTGCACATGAAGTTCCAGTTGGGCTGCGTTGTCAATTACGATGGGCTGAATAGCGCCCCAGGCCAGGCTGGAGTTGATGTTGCCGTTTGATCTGAACACACCCCAGGAAGTGTTAGCAGTATCCAACCACAAGGAACCATTACGTGGCTCACCTGCAGGAGGCAGGCTGGAACTCTCCAGAGCAGCCAAATCCACATCTGCTCTCATCACAAATGTTCTGTTGGCCAGACCCAGGTATTGGTAAGCTGCATACAAACCCCACTCATTGAGCTCACTACCATATTGAGGAGTGCCTGCCTGAGTGGTGAATCTGGGGTTACCAAATGTTTGAATTAGTTCTCTTTGGCTGGTGATGTTATACAGTTTGCCTGCATTTGCCTTCACTGTGCCAGGTGCTATGGAAGTGGTGTTGCCAGGTTGCCCTTTGTCTTGGGCAGTGGCCAGCATGATGAAGGGCACAGTGCCAGCACCGGCACCGGCATAAAAACTTTCATCAATTATTTGAACTTGAACCCCAGGGCTCACAAGATTTGCCATTTTTACCTCATGCAGAATATGCGCTTGTTGCGATATTTAGTATGAGGGTTAAAAATGGGGGGTTTCAGAACCAGTTAAGTGAGCAGTTTACACCATTCCAACACCAGTTGTTCCAGATCTTCCAGTGTGCCTGTATTCTCAATCACATGATCAAAGTCCCAGCCCACCCAGTCTTGCTCACTTTCATGCACCTGTTTGAGCTCGCTCAGGAAAGGTTTGATCAATTTACGCTGCCACACAGGCCGCTTGTTCAACCAGGACACCTGGTCATACCAGGTGGGCAGAGGATGTCTCTTGACCCAAATGGTCACACCGCCCTGATCTCTGATCATCTGCAATTCATTTCGGAATCTGGCATCTGTGATCACCACAGGAGACACACGTGATTGCAGTTGTTTCTGCATGAGATCACACCATTGTGTGTCCAGAAACCTGCGGCGGATTAAATCTGTGCCAATTTCTGTCATGGCCTGTCTGGGAGTGAATGGTCTGCCCAGTTTATCACTCCAGTATGGATCTGGATGCTCTCTCCATGTGCGACTTCCTGGAGTCAGACCCCTCAGCATGGTGAGATCCCATCCAAACTGGATACTCAGTATCCTCTTGAGTGGGTCTGCAAAGCTGATGGGTGTATAGCCTGCATGATGGGCAAGTATTTGGCCCACGGTGTCCTTGCCGTGGCCCTTGAAGCCACTTATGCTGATGATGCGATGTGTCATGCATGAGCATGACACATCCATACACAAACCGTCAACAGTTATCCCAGAATCACCATGGATTGTGGTGTGCCACCATCCACATAGTTGAGGATCTCCTGGTCCAGCTGAGCCATCTCTTCCTTGGCTTCGGCTTTGAGAGCATCTCCATTAAGTGTGAAACCTCCCTGAGGCCCAATGCCCTGGCTGTATTTGGAGTAGGCTTGACCTCGCATCTCCTTACAGAGTGCCAGAGTGTAGGATCTCACCCAGGGCCTGGCATATGGGTCTTTCAGGATCATGTCATCTGGTTTGATCTTGAGAACCCACAGCAACACAGTCTCTTCACCCAGGATGCGACGTACAATTGTGAGCTTCTTGCTCACAGTGTTGTAGTGGTAGTTGATGTCTCTACCAAACATTCTGCCAGCTTGTTCCTGGTATTGGTAAAACAGCTCAAAGGTCAACAAACCAGCTGTGTATCCACCGCCTGCACCTGCTTGTAGCAGATACAGATTGGTGTATGCCAGACTGAAGGGATCAATATAAGTGCCGCCTGTGGTGCCACCCAGCCCACGTCTGAGGATCTGTCTGACTTCTGCAATCTCTTCAGGCAGGTAATATTCTGTTTGTTCAGGTTGCAGGGCCAGGAAGGCATAAGCTTCTTCCACAGCATTAGATGAGCGTTGGCGATAACGCTCCAGTGCCAGCTTGATGGCCATCTGGTAGTCTGCGGCTCCCAGATCAGTTTCAATCATGGAGCCGCCCATTAGGCGCTCCACATCATCAATTATCTCTTGTTTTGCACTTACGGTTGCACTCATGCGATACACCCAACTTGATCTGTTTGGTGTATTTAAATGTCAGAATGCAAACAAATCCTCAAATGTGTTGTCTGCTAGGCGATAGCCTGACTCAGTCTTCTCAAAGGAATAGTTGTATGTGAGACCATCTGCACACACAATGTTGCCATCATTGCCTGTGGGAGTGAGACCCAGGTTTTGTCTGCATGTTCTCCAGTTGTCTGCCTGCAACTCCACACCGTAAATCTGCTTGTTGAGGATGTGTGCTTCACGCTTGATGGGATCAGGTTCCCAGTCAGCCAGACCCTCCATGAGTCTGCGTTTGACTTCCATCAGGAAGGCCCCTGCACCACATGAGTTGTCCAGCCAGGTCTTGGTAGGATCAGACCAGATGTCCGCAGGCAGCTGATCCAGAATTTCATTCACCAGTTCAGGTGGAGTGAACACTTCACCAAACTGCTTCTTCTTCTCCTCTTTGGAGAGGGTCACATCTGTTTCGTCATCAACATCTACAATATCAGACATTATACCAGTCCTTTTTGAAATGTTCAAACATACCATAATCAGTATAAAATGTGTTCCATTTAGTTGCTGCTATGATACGCTTACCTTTTTCGCTATTCAAGAATTTAACAATCTTATCACCTTCTTGTTTGTTTTTAATACCAATACCGAATGTGAGCTGACTCATACCGTATTCACCCTTGTAGTCATTATACGGATATTGATAACGTCCTTGACTTAAGATCACTTTAGGCTTACCAAAATGAATATTCTGATCCGGTGGACTATAATCAAAGTATCTGTACTCAATACCCTCTTTGTTCATGAGATGAATCACCGGATATTTGAATTTTTTAGTCTTATTCACAGTGTGAACTTTTTGTGTGTGGTAAAATGTGTTGTATAAAACTTCACATCCTTCCCCCAATAATTGAGATATATCATCAATTGCATAATTGGATAACCACTTCAGGGCAGATAAATCTAGGTGATGAGACACACCTTCTTGATCTTTTGTTATTGTTTTTTGAGTTGGAACACAATTTTGGATTATATAATAATCAATGGGAGTTCCTACACCAAACACACTTTGTGCCCATGAATCATCTTTCATAACAAGATAAGTCATTTGGTAATCTTTAGTTAAAGTATTCCATAGATTATATCTGTCAAAAGGTTTACGCCATCCTGGTGGATGCACCATACCCATATATCCATGTGGCTTAAGTAGCTCTAGTGATTTTTTAACAAACAAGGGCCACAGAGAACTCTCACCTCTACCGCCCAGTCTAGCCTCAGCTTTTCCTGACTGATAAGGTGGATTACCCACAATCACATCAAACTTCATGTTGCCCCAATCATGTGTGAGGAAGTCCATCACATATAGGTGATTACTTAACACCTTGTGCCAATTCTTAACATACTTTACGCGAATCAGCCGCTCCTCGCAACCCCACACACGTGAAGCGATGTTTTCTTTTGAATGACCAGCTGCCAACAGCCGCCGCTCAATGGCCCTGATGAACTGACCACCTGCCATGGCAGGATCCAGGAATGTGATGCGAGGATCAGTCCACACATGATCAGGCAGTTGGTTGAGAATCTCCTCAACCAGATCCTGAATGGGCAGTTTTAGACGCATGAGTCCTTGTGTCATGATCATAAACTCTCCATCTTGAGGTTGAGCAGATCTGCATTGATCACACCATCCACATACAGCTTGCGCACCATGCACCACTCCAGACCAAATTCTTCCTGCACAGCCTGTTGAATGTCCGGATCTGCATCACACGCCTTAATAGCATCTGCAACCAGATCACATCCTGCGAAGCCCAACAGCACATCTGTGTTCTCACTCACTGCCACAATGCGTTCACGAGCCAGCTGTTGCAGCTTGATCATCATGTCCTTCTTTGCAGCCACAGGTGTCTTCTTGACAACATTCTGCTTGGTCTTGCCCTTGGGCACATTGCCCACAGTGTTGATTCGACTGTATGCAATGTGACCCTGTGCCAGTGCACGGATCTCATCCTTGTTCAGCTTGGCCAAGTCAGCCACATTACCAATCACCTTGCTCACACTCTTGCGGGCGATGGCTTCACGCAGGAACTCGTCCTTGTTGATCTGCACACCTGAATGTGCACCACCCTTCCAGATGTCCAGGGTGCTGAGCACTTGAGCCATGAGCTCGCTGGCAGTCTTTTGTGGATAACGCACACGCAAGTTCTTGGTGGTCTCCAGCACCAGTGTGTCAAACTTGTCATCACGGTTGGGGTCAAAGCTGAGGCTGATGATCTTGCCCACCTTGTGGGGGTCAGAGCCAGGAGTGAGCACTCGGCTCATCTTCTGGATGGTGGCACCTGCCTGTCCAGCATCATAGGCCAGATACAGCTCTGTGATTTCTGGGATGCTGAATGAACGCTGTGCCATCTGGCTGGCTAGGATGAGCACACTCTGGTTCTGTTTGCGAGCCTGCTCCACCTGCTCACGCACAGTGGCTTCAGCGTTGAAGTTCTTGACTCGCTTGCTGCCCACCCTAATGTCACCACCACCCAGCACCACCACGCGCCATGCAGGCAGGACCTGTGCTGCAATTTCACCAGCAGCCTTGAGTGCACCTGAGTTCACACCAGTCTGGTGAGGCAGGAACATCATGGCCACCTTGCTCTTGTCGCGACCAAACCAGTTCAGGGTCTGCAAGTCCACATTGGCTGACTCCACCTGGTGCTTGCCCAGCAGCACAGTCTCCAGGATTCTCACAAAGAAGCCCTTGCTCTTCACAGGATGAGCTGCAAACTTGGACCAGCTGGGCAGCAGCTTCATGTCTGCATCCATCTCACCTTGAGCCGCACTTTGTGCCACAGGCACACTCAGATCCAGCTGATACAGGCTCATGTGGGGCATCACACAGTCACGCTGAATGTCCACACTAAAGTGTTCCAGCATGTACACAGGTTGCATGCGTGGTGCACCTGCTGCCAGTGCATGTTCACTCAACCGCTTCTGCACCAGCAGCTCAGGGTATGTGACACTCACCATGTGGTCCACCTGCCAAAGCTTGATGGCTCGATCTGAATTGGTGCCAGTCATAATGAGCACACGATGCGCTGGCTTCACACAGCTCTTGAGAGCCTGGGCTTGATTGGGGGTGTGACTGCCAAAGTCTGCTTCATCCAGGATGAGCAAAGTCTCTTTGGTCTGACTCATGAGCCAGGCAATACGAGCATCTCGCTTGCCACCTGGCGCCATGCTCACATATGCAATCACTCGCTTGTCAGCCTCAAATGCCTGCTGCACCTGTTGCTGCCAATTGGGCATCTGAGTGTCCACATGCTCATAATGGGCCCACTGTTCAAAGCTGGTGAGGTCCTTGGCAAAGCTGGCAAACACAGTCTTCACATAACTGGTGACAATCACCAGCTCTGCTTCCAGTTCACGAGCCACCACACCTGACCAGATGGTCTTACCAAACCTGGCACACAATTCTGCCAGGATCACCTGCTTGTTGCAGTCAAATGCATCAATCACCTGAACAGCCATTTCAGCTTGCAGAGTGCTCAATGCTGCCTGCGGCAGCGGCTGATTCTGTTGTGCAATCAGGCGATTCACCTTGAGGATGAGCTCTTGACTGCTCAGGGTGTGGATCTCACCTGTGGTGTTCTTGCGATAACCCACAAAGGCACGCACATGGTCATCCATGCGTGCAGCCTGATAGCCACGACCCACCTTCTGGGCCCAATCTGACACATCCCAGTAATGATCAATTGTGACTACGCCACTCTTGAGAAGGTCCTTTCGCACCCCCAAACTTTCTTTCACACGAGCCAACACACTGGCTTCTGCACTGGTTCCCCTGTGCACCCACCGCTCACCAAACTTGCACTCATCAGGCTTGTCTGATTCGCTCCACACATACAGCATCATGCGATCATGGGTGGTGATGTCAGGCTGAGCATATTGTGTCATGTGGTTATCCTCTATCGCAGCGTCATTATAGCATGGTTGACTTCATTGTCAAGTCAAGATCCTGCCAGCAGACGCTTAATTTCCTTGTAATTATCGCACACTGCATGCCATCTGGTGCTCAAAAGGAACAAGCTCCTGGCTATAGCGTAGAGCATGATCCAGGTGCCCCACACACTCAGCATGTAGTAACAGATCACAACCACCATGCACCATGTGTCTCTTAACATGAAACGCAGCATGCCTTCTGCACTATGTGTCACATAGATGGCTGTCACCACAGTCAGTCTGGCATGCACCCACGCAAAAGCAGTGATCATGGCCATTAACACAAATTCCATCATGGTGGTAGCAGCCATCCTAGCATGCGGTCCAGTTGCGACGCAAATTGATCAGGCATGTATTCTTTCGTGTGCAACACAGGAGAAGCCATCATGTGCACCAACAGTTGTGTTTCAGGTGCTACACACCAGACCTGCACACCCACACTCAAATGCGTTCTGCCGCGGCGACTACAGAACACATGCGGATGTGCAGATTCTGCAAGCCAGTTAACCATAACATCCACATCATGTGTCTGATCAAATGGATCACCGGCCCAATTGTTGATCACCATCCTGTGCCAGTTCTGGTCAGTGGGCGTGTGCACTAATTCTGTGTGCCATGCATGTGTTTGAGCTGTGCTCAGCCTACTATAGCTGGTGCAGAATCTGTCTGTCCACAATTTGTGGAAGGGCGTGGATGTGTGTCTAGCCATTAGTTTGGTTCACTTGTTCAATCTGCCATTCTGATTCCAGCACAGGCAGCACACATGAAGTGCCTGAATATCCGTTCAGCTGTCGCACACTCGTGATCAAATGGGTGTAATAGTTTCGGCCCACATATTTGAGAGAAGGCTTTTTGATGTAAGCCTTACCTGTCTTGCTCAGATTGCTCTTTACATAACAGCCTGCTTGCTGATACACATTACCATCTGGCAGCTTGACCCGGACCTCACGGCTGGGGCAGAAATACATGCCTGTGGGCACATGCAGGATGCGATAAAGAGTGGTCATGTGGGCTCCATGTGGATGAATAATACGCTATAAATGTGATACAGTCAATGGGCTTCTGACCCTGCACATGGTTGTGAGAAACGCATGAGCATCAGACTGTGTGCGTCGTGGAATTTGGTCCTGATAGGTGTAGATGGCCGAGTGCTCTGGATTGGCTTGATTCCCAGGATCACACCACATGGTTGAACAGTGAATCTGAATTCATGGTGATGGTGTCACCTGTTCTGCTTGATTGAGCACTTGCAGCATCCATGTGACCTGAGCAGGATCCAGCCAGTAGCACTCATACTCTTCTGCTTGCTTGGGCATCTTGGCCATCTGTAGGTGACCCCTGAACAGCCTCACAGCATGTTCATCTTCATCTGCGTGCCAAGGATCACCAGCGTATGTCTTGAATTCATCCATCATGGCGGGCCTCTTCCCACACTTCACAAACCACAGGTTCGGTGAACGTGCTCTGTTTGAGTCGCACCAGCTGTGGCTTGTGCAGAGTGTGCATGGGTCCCATGAACCAATATGCAGCAACCTGGGGCTTCCAGGTGCACATCACATAATGGGCACTCACTGTGGTATCAGTTGTGGGAGTGAATGACTGTGCATGTGCACAAGTGCTGCAAGGTGTGGGCACAAATTCATCCATGGTATTATCTCCTGTGTTTGTGGTCAAGTTCACGCCTCCACCTTGTTCCAGAAGGCTTTGACCACACTGCGACCACGCTCCTTGCTGAGGCCCAGCTTGCTGCACACCAGCTCAATCATGCCCTTCTCATCCATGCTCACCTTGTTCACACGGATCAGGTCACGCACCTGGCTGGCCACAGTGGGCGCACCCCGGGTGGCCTTGGGCTTGATCTGGATCACCTTGGTCTCCTTGGAGGCCTTCACAGCCTTCACCTTGGTGACCTTCACAGGCTTCTCCGCCTTCACAGCCTTGGTCTTGGTCTTGGCTTCCACTGCCTTCACCTTGGCAGTCTCCTTCTTGGCCTTCTCCTTGACAGCCTGCACATCACCACCCAGGGTGGTCAGGATCTCCTGCAGGGGCTTGACCCACATCTTGAGCACCTTGTCTGCCAGTGCCTCGTTCAGGCCCTGTGTGTAGTGCTCCATGAGCCGCTTGCGCACCTGTGCCCGGGCGCCCTGGGCATCCAGGATGTGTTCCACTTCACCCTTGATGTCCTTGAGCTCGATCTTGCCGTTCAGGAAGCGAGCCTTCACATTGTCCAAGCGGCTGTAGCAGGCCTTGTAGATCTCGTTCACGCGGCCAGCAGCAGTCTGTGCCTGCGCCGGCATGTCCGTGGAGGCCACCACAGTCACAGGCGTCTGTGCATCACGCACCTGCTCCAGGGCGGTGCGGATGCGCAGCAGGCTCTTGGGAGCCAGCTCAGCACCACGGTTCACACAGTAGGCGATCTTGCCCAGCGTGCTGAACGTGACACCATCCAGGTCTGCCACGTAGGGCACCAGGGCCTCAGCCTTGCGATCCTGCAAGCACTTGATCAGCTCTTCCTTGAGTTCGCTCTCATCCACGTTATAGTGGACCCAGTTGAGGGCCTTCACATACTGGATGCTGAACTCCGTGTGCATGTGGTTGATGGCACTAAAGTTGGGCGCATCACCACGCAGTTCACGCACCTTGCGATCAGTTGCATTCATCTTGGCCATGGTGTGTTGCTCCTCGTCTTGTGTGTGCATTATAGCATGATCACAGGTTCAGTCAAGCATTATTTCACCGCTTTAGGTGATTGAATGCATCCTGCAACGATTGCTCAATCCATGCTGCATCTGCATAACCAATGCGACGGCTGAGCTGAGCCAGCTTGAATTTCATGCGCTCCACACACAGGTCCACAGCCTGATTGTGCACTTGAGTCACATCTGCATCATCCATCGTATGTGCTCCTGTTGTGTGTGCATTATAGCATGCAGATGACATGTGTCAACTGTTTTTAAAGCTTGTCACTTTTTTGTGACACCGCGACTCCAAATCACACGATTGCCCCTGGTCACATGCACTGTGCGACCTCCACCTTCTCGCAAGTATCGCATACCCAGTCGCTTGGCTTCTGCCAAGCTGTCCAGGGCCCACACAAAGCGAAATTTGTGAGCTCGCCAGGCAGTCAGATTGTGTGCTATATTTCTCATCATGACCTCATTATAGCATGCATGTGATCCCTGTCAACCAGAATCTCACACAAATCATGTAGCATTTCTGCCACACTGTTACTCACTTGCAACCAGGCCACGCCAACCACTCACAGGATGGTGGCTGAGCAAGGGCTCATGGTCACAATATATCACACACTCAAAGCCCGCTTTGAGGGCTGAGGCTTTGGCTTGATCCAGATCTGGACCCACATATGTAAAGTAACCAAAGTTGGTGAGATATGTGCGATAAATCATGGCATCTTCCTTCCAGTCTTGGCAGTGTTCAACTCAGGTGTAAGTGTGCGAATCCAATGCACTTCTCGCTCATGAGCCTGAGCCTTACCCCGCACTCGCTCTAGCACTTCCAGTTGAAAGGCTGCGGCACCCCACTTGCGAATACTCACACACAGAGCCCAATCATGCGCCTCGCGCATAGCACGATTCACATGTTTCATGAAGCGTCGCTGCACACTCTGTGTGGGTGTGCCTGCCATCACCGTGATGCCCACATAGCGGGCATGATCAGGAGCCAGGATGCAATACACCACATGGTTGCGATCGCTACGCTTTTTACGGCGAACTTGCTGCTTCATGAGCCCATTATAACATGAACAGCATGTGCGTCAACCAGTTTTTTCCTGAATCCATGTATTAATTTTGTGACAGAAAAAGGATTGATTGCATTCATGCAATCAATCCTCTGTCAAGCATAATTTTCAGTTTAATTTGGGTTAATTCTGGTGCGCAGCTCTTGCAACAGTTGGTCTTTTACTGTGCGGGGCAAGGGCACATAATGCAATCTGGCTGCACTTGCATCACCATGTTCAAATGCCCATGTGATGAACTGTATGACCCGTTCACTACGTGTGGCATCCACAGGGTTGGTGGGCATCAACAAATAGGTGGCACCCACGATGGGCCAGGTTTGGTCGCCTGCTTGATTGAGCAGATTGGGCACAAAGCCATTAGCAGGGGTGAACTCTGCATTTAGTGCTGCTGCAATCACATTTTGGGCAGTGGGCTGCACAAAGTTGCCTGCTCTGTTTTGCAGTTGCGCCACAGGCAGTCGATTGATGACTGCAAAGCTGCTCTCCACATAGCCAATGCTGCCTGGGCTGCGGCTCACCATGCTGCTCACACCCTCATTACCTCTGGCACCCTGCCCGGTGGGCCATCGCACACTGGTGGCTGACCCCACTTGGTCTCTCCATGTGAGACTCACCTCACTCAAATATTTGGTATAGATCCACGTGGTGCCACTGCCATCAGCACGATAGAGTGGTGCAATGCTCATGCGCCTAAGTGGCACTCCTGGATTCACAGCCACCAGTCTGGCATCATTCCAGTGAGTGATCTTGCCCAGATAGATATCAGCCAGCAGTTCGGGTGTGAGTCTCAGACTGCCTGGTGTCACACCTGGCAGGTTGTAGGCAAGCACAATGCTGCCTGTGACCGTGGGAATCTGAATCAGATTGTGGGCAGCCAGTCTGGCTGGATCCAGTGGAGCATCACTTGCACCAAAATCCACAGTTCTGTTGGAGATCTGATTCACACCTGCGCCTGAGCCTATGCTCTGATAGTTCACATGAAATCCCAGTTGGGATTGAGCATCGGATGCCCAGCGTTGATAAATGGGGGCTGGAAAGCTGGCTCCAGCACCACTTATGTTTTGAGATTGAGCTTGCATGGTGACCATCATGCACATGCCCAACATGGTGAGTAATTTGGTTAAACGCATATGAAATCCTTGGTTATGGGTTGTATGTGTAGTGTGGATGTGGATTTAGCCAATATCAACTGTGTCACACACATTTAACAAATGTGCAACACATGAACAAACCTAAATATCCCAAAGGAGTTGTGTGACATGCCACCATTAACATTCTGGAAAGGACCTGGTGCCAGAGGTAAGGATTATCAGTTCTTTGATAAGCGAGCCAGCGAGTATATCAGGATAGGTGGCACCGAAATTTATATCCACAAATATCTGGGACCTGCCAGCACGCTGAATGCCACACCTGATCCTGAAGAAAATATACTCAACATAAGTGATTTGGTCAACTTGGAAATCAGAGACAGAAAGTATGACCCTGATGTGTACAGTTTGAAGGGTCACTACATGGTGAGTGATTCAGAATTTGATCTCAAACAATTTGGTTTGTTTTTGAGTTCAGACACCACATTCATCACATTTCACATTAATGACATGGTGGAGATTCTGGGACGCAGACTCATGAGTGGTGATGTTCTGGAACTCTTGCATTGGAGAGACACCAACACCCTGGACAACAAGCCCATCAACAAGTTCATGGTGGTGCAGGAAGGCACCAAACCTGCAGAAGGATTCAGCCCCACTTGGTGGGCACATTTGTGGAGGGTCAAGTGTCAGCCACTCACAGACAGCCAGGAATATCAGGACATTCTGGATCAGGAATTGGGCGACAGAGGAGATGGCATTGATGGTGGATTCACTAAACCTGACGGATCAGCAGGCACACTGGGTGATCTGTTGAGCACATACGACAAAGAAATTGAAATCAACGATGCAATTGTGGATGAAGCCAAGGCTGCTGTGCCGTTCAGAAACTACCAAACACAACACTTTTATGTGTTGCAGAAGGATGAACTGAGCAGGCCAGATGTGTTCAGCACAGATGGCATACCACCCAATTCCAGTAAGCCAGTGCCCACAGGCACCACATTCCCCACTCTGTATCAGGAAGGGGATTGGTTCCTCCGAGTGGATTATGTGCCACCTGTGTTGTTTGTGAGAACTGCCACCAGCTGGAAGAAAGTGGAAACCAACTATAGAGCTGAGTGGCTACCAGCAGGCAGAGTGTTGGCCAGCTTCATCAACAATACAGATCAGACCACATACACAGATGGCACACAAGCTCCTGTCAAACAGAATTTGCGCAAGGCTGTGTCAGCCAAATTGGATCCCGACATCATTTAAGGTCACACATACAACATGGATTATTTCTTTTCAGGCCAGATAAGACAGTATCGTCTGCAGATCATCAGAGCATTCAGCAACTTCTCAGTGAGTGTGGGACAGAACACAGATGGCAGTCCCAAGCTGAAAAGAGTGCCTTGCAGATATGGTGACACCAGCAGAATAGCTGAAACCATCATCACAGGCAACTCAGAAAACAAGATACCATCAGCACCCTTCATAAGTGTGTATGTGACTGGCATGTCACTTAGCCCTGAACGCCGTGCTGCTCCCAGTTTGGTGAGCACAGTTAATATAAATGAGCGAGCATATGATGGTGAGAAGTATCTGGATGTGCCTGGTAACAGATACACTGTGCAGAGATATACACCTGTGCCCTTCATGATGACTGTGAATGTGGACTTCTGGTGCAGCAACCTGAATCAGAAGGAAGAGCTGTTTGAACAAACACAGGTGCTGTTTAATGGCATGGTGGACATTCAGACCAGCAACAATCCACTAGACTGGACCCTGTTCAGCACCATTGAGCCCACCAACATCACTTGGAGCAGCAGAAGCATACCCATAGGCACAGACAACCCCATTGATGTGATGACTGTGGAGTATCGTGTGCCCATCTGGATCAATCCTCCTGCCAAGGTCACCTATCAGAAAGTGATTGAACAGATTGTTACCCGTATTCATTCCAGCACTCCAGATCCACAAGACAACTGGGAATGGAGACCACAAGATCTGCTCACCACCCGAATCACCACACCTGACAATGCTAACATCATATGCAACCTTGTGGATGACTACACATATGAAATCCAATTGTGCAATAGTGCATTTAGCACACGTGATGACGATCTCCGCAGCACACAGATTGTGGGTACACACCCTGTGCAACTGGTGCCAGGTGAACAGTTTAGTGTGAATGGTGTACAAATAACTGTACCCAGTGATCAGATCACAGATCTTATCCAGGTCATGAAACAATCATTGGTGAACACCCCCATCACAGTGCAGGTTAACAATCAGAATCAGCTCATTATCAGCAACCAAACAGGTGGCGACATACAGTTGCAAAACACTAATGGCTCACCTGTGCAGCATCTGGGCTTTTTACCCACCACATATCCAGGTGGCAACCTGGCTTGGTGGAGACTGTTAGAGCAATATGGGGCCATCAGAGATCATGTGTGTGCGGGTGGTATTAGTAAACTGTTGTTGCTCACCAGTGAAGATCTGGATGATCGTGATTCAGATGTTTCTGGCACAATTCAGTTGCATCCCACTGACCAAAATCTATTGATCTACACAGTGGATCCTGACTCATGGCCTGCAGCCAGCCTGTCACCCATTCAGGCCATCATTAATCCCCAACAAACTTGGCCCAATAACAATCTGCCACCTGCACAACTGGGTCAACGCTATTTGCTGGTGGAAGATATTTCAGAATCCAGCGCAGCTTGGGGTCAAGTGCAAGCTGTAGCAAATGATGTGATTGAATTTGATGGCATGTCCTGGACACAAGTGTTTGATCATACCACTGTAGCTCAGGCATTTGTGAAAAACTCTTTCAGCGGTAAGTGGTATCAATATGACTCAGGTTATTGGCAGGCATGGCCCACTAAGGTGGTCAGAGGCATGTGGAGATTGCAACTGTGAACTTAAATATGAACACCATGCAAGAACCTGTACATAAATTTCCACAATCAGATGTGGACGCCATCCTGGATCCACACACTCGTAGTGTGATACGTCTACTACAATCAGCTAAAATTCCTGTGAGAATTGTGGGTGGTGCAGTGAGAGACATGTTGCGCAATCAGGCACCCAGAGATGTGGATTTGGTGGTGGATGCCAGTCCCACCATGCTCATATATTTGTTTCAAGCTCATGATTGGGCAGTGGACACCAAGGGCATACAACATGGCACAGTCAAAGTGGTGTTTGGTTCAGGTGATTCTGAACAGAAAGTGGATGTGAGCAGCTTGGGCTATCGCATCAGCAGACATGGCCAGGATTATCGCATGCAGGAAACCCACTCTTGGGAAGTGGATAGTGGTTTGAGGGATCTCACCATCAATGCCATGAGCATGGACATGCAGGGTCGGGTGTATGATTATCAGAATGGCTATTCAGATCTCAGAAATCAGATTGTGAGACTGGGCCCACATGCTGATGACAGTCTGCATTTGGACCCCACAGGTATCATGAGGTACTTCAGAGCTCTCAGCCAGTTTTCCAATCCCAAGATTGTGCACAAAGATCTGGCATATATACGTGACCATGTGCATTTGTTGGCAGATGTTGCAGACGATAAAAAGGTGCAAATGAACTGGATCAGCATACTTAAGTCTCCACACAGATCAAATGCCATCAAGATCATGTGTGCGATGAACATCAACAAATACTTACCATATGTGCCTTGTGGAGATACTATGTAATGAAGATTTCACAAGTCATCCAGGAAGCCCTGCCCATAAGTGTGGCCAAAAAGTATGTGCAGGCTTGGGACCCCAGCATCCACAAACAAGTATTTGAGCGTGAACCCCGCAAGGATAAGAATGCATACCGTGTGTATATTCCGTTCCAGCAGGAAACAGATAGCAAGATCAACATACCAGAAAACCTTCTCAGCTACCTGCAAGGGGCCATCCCCAACAAACCTTACTCAACAGATGCAGACAACTACATGCAAGGTTTGGCATTTGAAGTTGCCAATCCGACCCGCAAGCTGGGCATTGGTAAAATGTTGGCTCGCAGTGAAGGTAGTGAAAAAGATCCTGCACGCAAGAGCGAGCTACAGGCCCTAAAAAAGAGTTTTGATGCAGACCCTCAACGAGCAGCCACCAAGACCCCAGACAAGCTGATTGTGATCAGTCGCCATCCATATGATGTGGCAGGCATGAGCACAGACAGAGGCTGGAAATCATGCATGAACCTAGTGGACGGCATCAACCGTCACTATGTGTTGAGAGATGTCAAAAAGGGCAGCATTGTGGCATATCTGATTAATGCAGATGATCTGAATGTGAACCGTCCGCTGGCACGCATACTCATCAAGCCCTATCAGGAAAAGGGCAATCCCACCAACTTGGCCATGATGGGAGACGCTGTTTATGGTACTGCTCCTGCAAGATTCAAGACTCAGGTGGATGCATGGGTGAATGCCAAATACAATGCAGACAAGTCAGGTTTGTTTTGTTTAGCTGCTGGATTGTACAAGGATGTTATTCCCAGACAGATGCGTCTCATGAATGATGATGCCTTTGCGCAAGCTCCCAGAGCACAGATAGTGCAAATGGCCAGAAATGATGATGAAATGTGGCCACGTGTGGCGCGGCTGAGATCAGATGCCGATGAAATCTTTTGGCAGGTGGCTGAGAAGGGCGACCCCAGAGCAGCCCACATGATCCAAAATATCTCACTGGACAGATTCAAACAGGCATTCAAGAAGGGTGCCAGTGTGTTGGCTCACTTGCACACTCAGACTCCTGAAATTGTGATCCATGCACTTGAGAAACGACCAGACGCTGTGGTGTATGTGAGAAACAGAACTCCTGCACAGCAGGCATTGGTGAAAAAGATGCTTGCTAAAAACCCTGACCTCATACAGCGGGTGCATGCACCCACTCCGGATCAAGTTCAATATGCTGTGGGCAAAGATGACTGGTTGTTGAGTTGGGCCATGGAAGAACATCCAGATATGCTCACTGAAGATCAGGTGACAAAATGGATCATGAGGGCTGCTGAAAATCAAGCTCTGGACAATGAGCACATGATGTGGATTCGCAAGCATTATCCCCAACTGCTGACAGATCCAAAAATATTTGAATGGTTGGCTGAACATCAACCTGAACTGTTGTGGAACAATGGGAAATTGACTGACGCAGATGTGCAGCGCATGGTGCGTCGTGCTCACATAGACACAGGTTGGCATACCAGTTGGTGGGAAACACATGTGCCTGAAGTGATTGCACGATTGAAACAGATACCCACGGATCAGATGGATCCTGACCTCATACCTGTGCTGAGTCGCAAAATGCCTGATCTGTTGGGAGCATTCCCTGATGCGGACATGGACATGCTGAAATCTTTGGTTAAAAAGCGACCCCACATGATCCAGCACTGGCAGAATCCTGCCCCCGAATTGGTGTATGTGGCTTTGCTCCATGACGATGATAATGATTTGGAGGATGGATTCCAGGATGCACGATATGAGTCTGTGTGGGCTGCACTCATCAAAAAACATGCTGACAACATTGCGCGATTGCGCACACCATCACCCAGCTTGTTAAAGCTGGCTGCCCAGCATCCTGAACTCAGAAGGTGGGCAGCACGCTGGATCCTGGACAAGAATCCTGATGTGGCCACTCAGGTGAGAGTGCTCAAGAAATATCCTGATCTTATTTCAGATATCCGCAAGCCCAGTCTGGCTGCTCAAATGGCTGCTGTGAATGCCGATCCTGATGCCTATGAGGATATCCGACCCAGAGACAGACATCCTGCTGTGAAGGCTTATATTCAGGCCTATCGAAAAGAGATGCGCAAGCCTGAATAATCCGTTCACATGTTGAATTTGTTAATGTGCATCAGTTAATATGATCTTATGCACAAACTTCAGCTACGTGAATCCCGATTCAAATGGATGAGAGATGGCCACACATTCAAACTCACGGGTGAACATGCGGCTTGGTGCGCACAAGCGTTGGGGTATGTGCCCTTCCTGGGTATCATAAATGGTGTGCCTCAATATGCCATATTTGAAACTCAAGCCGATCTCATAAGCTTCAGTCTCACCTGGTGTGCACATGAGCATGAGATCCACACATTTGAAGTTGGTGGATTTTACTGTCCATATGTGCCAGTCACCAGCTCTGGTGTGATCATAACCTGATGCGCACCGTCAAATCGTAACATTTATCACACACAGGCATTTAATAGGGACCGTCCTATTGTCCTTTTATCCCAGTGCAAATAGACGCAAGGTCTCCTGTTTAAATTTTATTGATAATCTTTATATTCAATAAGACAGGATCTAAATAGAAGTGTAGCATCTATCACACAAGGACCCTATTATGAGTCAATTGGCACGCATCAAACATTTAATAGAGACTCACAAGATTGATGGTGTAGCCACCAGAGTCAAACATGATCCTATCATGCTCACAGAGGTGAATGATTGGGTAGCATCTGCTCACTGCGGTCTGCTCAGCGAGAAGATCTATTGTTATGTGAATCAACTTGATCAACCCCCCACCTGTGCATGTGGTCAACCAGTGAGATTTGTGAGCATCACTAAGGGATACAGGGAGTTCTGTTCAAAGTCATGTGTGCATGCCAGACAAGTTGCAACAGAACGGCGAGTGGCAGTGCAGAGAGCGCGAGGTGGTGTGGGCTTAGCCAATCCTGCAGCCAAAGCTAAGGCGCAACAAACACTGCAAGATACTCATGGTGTATCAAATGCCTTTTGTTTACCCAAAGTGGATGCACATAGACGGTTTAACAATCCCATGAAGGATACCAAAGTGCTCGAGTCAATCAGACAGAACTGTCTACAAACTCACAATGTGGATTGGCATAGTAAGCGACCAGAAGTTGTGGCTAAACGGGAACAAACAAACTTAATTAAATATGGCGTGGTGAATGCTAGTCAACAGCATTATGATGAGACCACTATCTCCATGTTGACTGATGCAGCCCGGTTAAAAAACATGTTCACAACTCACAGCGTGCAAGGCATGGCTCTGAATTTAGGAGTGTGTGAGACCACAATTCTCAAATATCTCAACATACATGGTATCCGTACGCCCAATCAGATAGCTGCTGAGATTCAGATAGCTGAATGGTTATCAAGTGTGGGCTTTACTGACTTTGAGAAGACCCGCACAGTGTTAACGAACAAACAAGAGCTTGATCTATATAGTCCTAGTCAGAATCTAGCTATCGAATATTGCGGTTTATACTGGCACAGTCAGGCTCACAAACATCGCAACTATCATGTGGACAAATATATCCAGTGCAAGGTTCAAAGTATCCGATTAATCACCATCTTTGAGGATGAGTGGTTGAACAAGTCAGAAGTTGTTAAAAACAGACTACGCCAGGTCCTAGGTATTAATCATAAGGGTGCTGGGGCCAGACAACTTCAAGTGCGAGAGATCAATCAGCATGCAGCTTCTCAGTTTCTGGACATGCATCACATTAGTGGCTACACCAAGGCTAGTGTGTGCGTGGGTGCATTTGATCAGGATCAGAATTTGGTGGCTGTGATGACATTCAGTCAGGGTCGCAAGTTCATGAAGCCCAAACTGGATTGGCAATGGGAGATGGTGCGGTTTAGCACAAATGGCACGCATTATGCGGGTGTGGCATCTCGTCTGTTCAATCACTTTGTTAAAACATATGAACCCACAAGTGTGATCAGTTATGCCGATCTCAGATGGGGTCAGGGACTATATCTAAATCATTTAGGGTTCAGTCGGTTTGAAGATACACCTGCCAATTACTGGTATTTCAGTCTTAAAAACGCCGACTTCAAAAGATACCACAGGTTCACATTCAACAAACAGGCATTGATCCGGAAGTATCCAGAATTTAACGGACCTGACGCAACAGAATATACCATAGCTAAACAGGCAGGGCTAGAGCGCATATGGGACTGTGGGAACGCCAAATGGCTCTGGTATTCCACCTAAGTCATTATATCAAATAAAAACCCCAGGATTGCTCCTGGGGTGTTATCAAATTTGTTGGGCATAAAGCCCAACAAATTCAATAGGTTAGAGAAATTTCAGGTTAGCAGTATTCACAGCCACGCCTGCCAGGTAGTCAGCAGCGTTACCCAGTGAGCTGGATGTGTTGCTGAGTTCCAGGTAGCCATATCTGGTCATGAAGCTCACAACTGGCTCGAAGGTGGCTGGATCAATGATCACGCCTGAGCTTGTGAGTGGCACATATGGGCAGTAATACGCAGCCGCATCAATTTCGCCTGGACCCTTGTAACCAACCAACACAGGTGTGTCGTCAGCTGCATATTGGTCCACGTAAACGCGAACTGAGTTGTTGAGCACGCCCACAAATTTGGTGTTTGTGGGAGCCTCAAATGTGCCTTCAGTTGTGCGAGCGAAAGCTGAAGTTGTTGCGCTCTGCAGAATGGTGAGGGCAGTTGGTGAAACCACAACCCAGTTACCAGCACCACGACGGGTTCTGGCAGCGATCAGGTTGGCACCACGGTTGATCAACACTGCCAGAGCAGCATGCTCGTCACCCACGAAAGTGGCTGTACCGCTAACGGCGCCCTGGTCGTATGTGAGTGTGACACCAGCCAGTGTTCTCAGGCTGTTCAGGATTTCCTGGTCGATTTCAGCGGTGATCTCTTGTGCGAGAGCAGCCATGATTTCGGCCTCAATGTCGATACCCTGCTGAGCCTGTGCATCCTGTGCAGCCTCAAATGTCCAGCGAGCTGAGAGCTTGCGGCTCTTGGCTTCCACTGTTTCCTTGAGGATCTGGATGTTCAGTCTCTTACCTGCTGTGCCTTCCAGGGTGGTTGTGTCAGCGCCACGTGGGTTGGCTGAGTTACCATTGCCTGAATAGAAGCGGGCGATATCAAATGGGCTGAGTGCCTCGCTACCAGCCACAACTGGTGCAGGTGCACCGAATGTGTCTGCATAACGCACACGCAGAGTGTGGATCTGACCCACAGGGCCTGTCATGGGCTGCACGCCAATGATCTCGTTAGCGATCACAGTGGGCATAACACGACGGATAACTGGCAGGATCACCTTGTTGAGGGTGGCCACGTTACCTGAGCTTGATGCACCAGGAGTTGCATTTTCCAACAGCATGCCGCCGTTGAATCTGTTATGCAGGTCTCTCTTGGTGTTCTCCAGAACCACATCCATGACCTTTTTGCGGTTGCCGGTGAGGCCGTCGCAAAGTGCTTGCTTGGTGAGGTTCCAATTGGCTTCGAAAAGATTGCCTTTCATTGGTTTTTATCTCCTATTATTGTGCTCTGGCAGCAACGCCTGCCAAATACAAGATGTTTTGAAGATCTGAGTCTTCGGGTTTGTTTTGGGCAGTCTCTGTGAGGCTGACCCGGTCTCCTGAGTGCGCCACTGATCTACTTGCAACTGGTGTGGTGACCTTCTTGGGGGCTGGCACCTGGTTGTTCATGACAGTTGGCATGTAACGATGGAAGGCTTCCTTGAGTTGTGTGGTTTTCACATCACCCAACAAGTTTTCCATCACAGCACGCTTGTCGCCTCTCAGGGGACTGAGCAGTTCATTAAGAACTTGCACTCTCTGAGCACGTTCACGAGCTTGGTTGTGGGCACGACGTTCAGATTCCAAAAGCGCATGCTTTTGTGCACTTTCTGCCTGTGCCTCTTGCAGTTGTTGTTGAATAGTTGCCAACTGCTTCTGCAACTTCTTTGTTTCTGTGCCTTCTGCAAGGTAACTGCCCATGTATTCGGCAGCCACAGCTTCAAAGATTTTACGACCAAAGTTGTTCTCTCTGGCCACTCTGATGTCGTCTCTCCACTGGACAAGTTCCTTACGGATGACTTCATTCAGTGTGCGGTCCACAACTTCAGTTGCTCTGTTAACAAAGCTACTTCTAGCTTCATTAAGTTTCTGTTTGGCTTCACTAGCCAATTTAACTCTTTGTTCCACTAGGCTCTGCTTGTCTGCAACAAATTCGCGAAGTTCTTCGCTCAGTTGACGCAGTACAAATTCTTCCAGCTTGCTGACCTTTTGGGCCACAGCTTGTTCAGTCAGCACTTGATGCTCATTCAGTTGTTGAGCCATGACTTGCTTCTGCTCTTGTAGTGCCCGTCTGTCTGCTCTGAACTCAGTGAGTTCCCCAGCAATCTGCTTCATCATGAATTGCTCCATGACCTTCAGCTTGTGTGCAGTTTCTTTAGCAGACTTTTTGCTGGCTTCAGCTAGTGCTTGGGCCAGTTTGACTTTTTGGGCAGCTACAGAACGCTTATCAGATTGAAACTCGTTGAGCTCCTTCTTGATTACGTCTGTGAGCATGGTGTCCATGGTCTCCACAAGAATGTGCTTCTCATGCTCGTAACGTGCAGCGTAGCTTTCTTGCAGCTTGCTCTCAGTTTCCTTGAGCTTTTGTGAGAAGGCTTCCTGAAGTGCAGCGCGAGTTTCATCGCCCAACACTGCGTTCTCAAGAAGTTCTTGTAAGTTTTTTTCCATAGGATTGGGATCTCCTTGTTTAGATCTTCAACTCATTTACCCAGCGCAAGAGTGTTTCGGTGAGATACTTTTGTGCTTTCGCATCGTGTCTCACACTCTCTGCCAAGTCCATGATGTTGCTACCAAGCTTTCCGTGTTGCAGTGCTTCGTACACAGGTACGGGATAAGCACTGGGGGCGGAAGGTTTGGCTACGATGTCCACAGTCAACATGTCAAAGTCTGACACATTGCCTATGTGGTCCACATTACCGGATCCTCTGGAGCTGACCCCTAGTTTGACTCCACTCTCCAGTAATGTCTTTGCAATTTGGCCACTGGGTGTGGGCAACAGTTTTAACTTGCCCATACCATTGGGGCCATCCATCCACATCTTTGTGATAGTGTGGCTCACTCTGTCCAGATGAATCTGTAGTTCTTGGGGATGATCCAATTCACCTGGTACACCTGCGTCTTTTTCAATGCATGCATTGATTTGGTCCACAGCTCTACGAATTTGATCCACAGGATACACTCTGCCGTTGTGGTTCTTCAAACCACCCTGGACAAATATGCCTTCCATGTAGAGAGTCTTTGCGCCATCAGGTGCTCCTTCTGAGAGCAGCTTGATTCCGGCATCATCGAATCTAATATGTTCTTGTAGTATCAATGCCATTTGAAGTCCTGTGTGCGCTTATTGCGACTGACTATTTAAATTCAAACACTTAAAACATGGGATTTATGGGTAAAATCACATGATTTGGTTAAAGCAGGGGTTGACAGTCAACCCCTGCTGGGTTTGAATCACTTGCGTCCGCTGATGGGACTCTTGGTGTTCACAGCGCCGTAACCTGCACTTGTGCCCTTGTTGAGCAGAGCTCCTGCGTCGCCTTCCTTGCTCACAGGGTGTTTGCCCTGGTCAGCATCCTTACGACGGTTGGTTAGACCCATGTGCTTGCTGTCTGGTGCTGACTGTCTGTCATAACCAGATGCTTTTGGACCTTGGCCAGTCTTGACTGGACGTGCTCCCATGTGATCAGTCTGAGTTGTGGGCACAGGTGATCTTGTGTTGGTTTCTGAGGGTGCAAACTTGCCGGCACCCACTTCTCCGCCCTTGGCTGCATGCACAGTTTCCAGGTCCACATTTTCACTCAGATCATCATACTCTTCTTC